CCTTGCGCACCTCGCTTCGCCAGCCCGCACCGACCCCGCACTCGGGGGGGCTGACCCGGGGCTGACCTGACCCCGAGTGAGATATTCGAACGGGAGAAGTGAGAAAAAGGGTCCGGAAGAGGTCGGACAAAGCCGGAAGAAAACGGGCGCCGAGAAAAGCGCTTGCGGGGAGAGAAAAAGGCCCCGTCGGGCCCTATTCTGAGCCGTCGAAGCCCGGCAGGTGGCTCTGGCGACGGGCCATTTCGGCGTGCTTCATGACCGCCAGGATGCTGTAGATCTGGCGCGTCGTGAGCTGGTACTCAATCGCCAGCTCGGCCACTCGGTCCTGGGTGTAGGCTGAGGCGGTCTGGCTGTTCTGCTGGTACTTGTCCCAGATGGCCTTGTTGCGCGACCCGAAGCCAGCGGGCACGTACATGGTGGTGCGGGCGTACAGCGTGACGATCTGGTCGGTGATGCTGGCCATCGCCACGCGGCAGTCGGCCTCGGGCAGCTTGAGCTTGGTGGTCAGCTCGGCCGTGCCGATGCGCACCAGGTCATCAACAAACTCGGCAAGCTCGCGGGGCTTGGTGTCCTGGCTCACTTGGCGTCCCCAACAAGTGCAGCGGCCGGTTCCTGGCCGCGTGCAAGCCAGAGCTTCAGGCTCTCGATCACCAGCTGCTGCTGATGCCCGTTCAGAAACCGCATGGCTTCAACCCCTGTCTGTCGCTTGATCCAGTTGTTGATGGCTTTCATGGTTCGCTGCTGCACTTTGCCGCCGTCAGCCAGCTGCATCCACAGAGACCAGATTCTGCGTTCGTGCGGCAACAGGGGCTGACGCTTGGCGGGCTGGTTGGCCCGCTGGCAGGCCTGCAGGTGGGCACGGAAGCGCGCGCGGCCGGCGGCGTCCAGATCGCCGGCCGACCGGATGCCACCGCACACGGTGGACATGAGGTCGCGGTACTCATCCTCGCTCAGGCTGAGGGCCTTCTTGGCCACGTGGATGGCGGCCAGGTCGCGGGTGCGTTGGGCGGCGGGCTTCATGGGGCCACTGGCAGGGGGAAACCGTCGTGGGTGCGGCCGTCGAGCAGGCGGCCGGCGGACTTCTTTCCGACGCGCCACTGAACCGACAGGTCAGGCCAAACCTTGGCGTTCCAGGCCTTGGGGTCGACCTGTGCGGTTGGGCTCCCGAGGTCGCCGGCCCACTCGCCCCACTGCTTGAACAAGAACGGCACGCCGGCCAGCTCGCACTGGTCGCACAGGTTGAGAGCCCAGTCGGGGTGCATCGGCCGGGCGCCTGGGCCACTCTCGCCGCCGCAGATGACCCAGTCAAGCGCCTCCAGCGCGTTGGTGCCCTCGTTGACCCGGGGGCTGGCGAACAGCCCTTCAAAGCTGATGGGCCCCAGCATCGGCTCAATCGACAAGAACCGCACGCGCGCCGGCACGGCCAGCAGCTTCGGCACGTCCCGGTCGGCCTCGGCCTGGTCAACTACGGTGGCGCCCAGCCACACGTTGGGCCACGGCCAGGCGGCGAAGGCCGGGTCATAGCCGATGTCAAAGTTGGCCAGGGCGGCCTTGATCATGGGCGCGGCGTTGCCGATGCGCTTTGTCAACAGCAGCCAGTCCAGGTTGGGCGTCTTGCGGATCAGCCCGAACAGGTCTTCGCGCCACTCGGGCGGCACCTCGTTGTCGAACACATCGGCCAGGCTGGCGCAGAACACGCGCTGGCGGGCCGGCACCAACTTCTCGTCTGGGCAGCAGGTGATCGCCGCAGGGTGGCGCTTGCGAATGTCGTCGCGCCATGTCCGCCGATCACCACGCAAGCCGCAGCCAGTGCACTCTGCGAAGTGTTCCGCGCTGGCGTTCCACCGCACCGGGGCACCCCAGGTCTTGGTGCGCTGCCGTGGCTGGCCAGCGCCCCACTGCACGCGATGCAGCCGTTTGTCTTCGCGCCGCTCGGCATAGCAGTGGTCGCAGCCCGGGCTGACCTTCGTGCAGCCGATCCACGGGTTGAAGGTGTGGTCGGTCCACTCGATACCGCTGTTTTCAGCCATGTCAGATCCGCTTTGTGACGAACATCACGCCGAAGCTGTCGCGCTGGCCATTGCGCTGCGCGCACCAAGCCTGCCATTCCAGCAACGCCGTCATGCCCACCTGCTGGCTCCGGGCCTCGGGAACGCCGGGCACCAGCAGCGTGCCGCTGCTTCTGGGTTTGGCGTGCCGGGCCGCAACGCCCACCACTTCGCGCAAAGCGCGGTCTGGGCCCGTGGCGAACACTACCGCGCCCTCGGGCTCGTCGGTACCGAAGCCGATGGTGCCGCAGGCAAAGCACCAGGCCTTGATGTCGGCATCTGCGGTGGCCATGAAGGTGCTGTGAACGCCGAGCTGGGCTTGCAGCTCTACATCCAGCAGGGCGGGGCCAAACAGCTTCTTGGCAAGCCCTCTAGCCGCCTGCTCGGCTGAACTGGTGCTGCTGCAGCTCATGCCGCCAATGCGATTGGTGGTGTAGGCCTGATTCCGGTCCCGCACTTGAATATTCATCGTATTCAAGTTCATTTGCTTCCATCCTGGCTGGCGCTGGCCAGCTTGTTCTGAATCCAGTCCTGCGCTGCCTTCGCAGCTGCAACGTACTCGCCGCTGGGTGTGCCCGTCTCCTCTTGGCCAGGCGCAAAGGTCTTCCAGATGCGCGTGCGCAAGGCCAGGGGCAGCGAATACCAGTGCGGTCGGCAGCCCCACATGGCGGGCGGAACCTGCTGCGTGCAGCCGGGCCAGTGGCAGGTGTGGTTGCGCGTCTGGCCCTGGCGCTTGACGTAGGCCACTTTGGCGCCGATCTCAGCCACGGCGTTCCTCCGGGCCGCTGCTGTCCGCCATGATGTCGACAGCAACCTGCTCGGTGCGGTCGGCCAGCTCTGTCAGCCAGGTCACGTTGGATTCGTCCAGGCCGTCCCAAGCCGCTGCCATGTCCAAAAGCCGCTGGCGCATGGCACGTAGGACGCGGCGCTGCCTGCCGGCGAGCTGCCTTTTGGTGGGTGCGCTCAAAGCAGCCCCCGCATTGCCCTTGCCCGAGCCTTCAGACGCGCCTCGTGCCACTTGGCCTTGCGCCGCGTGGCGGCCTTGCCACCGTGTTCACCGTAGGCCAGGTACTTGGTCAACGGCGGCACGCCCTTGGCCACGTAGGCGCGGGCCTGCAGGCCGCAGCTGCCGCACTTGTTGCTGTGGCATTCGACGATGCTCATGACACCCTCCAGACACCGCCGGTTTCCTCGGTGAGCTTGCGCATCACCACCTTGATGTCCAGCTTCTTCGCCCGAGCGACCAAGCTCTTGGCCTGTTGAAAGGGCAGCACCACCCGCTCGCCGGGCTTCATGCGTTCCAGCAGCAAGCGCGAACGGTCGATGCCACCGCGGGCTTTCGCCGGCGGGATGGGAATGCCGCTCTCGATGGGCACTTCGTTCGGGTCGAATGCGTCCAGCCGCGTGGGGCTGCGGCGCTTCGTACCCCCCCCCCGCAACAGCCGTGCCAGAGGCAGCGGCAGTGCTTGCACCACTGGGCCTCGCCAGGTCGAAGGCGCTGACGGGCCCGCCGATGTGGGGGCGGCCTGCGCTTCGAGCAGGCACGGTGCTCTGGCGCACCGGCAGGTCAGGGTCCATGTAGCTTTCGTGCTGCCGCTTCATTGCTGCAGCTCCTTGCGCAGCCGCTCGATGTCCTGGCGCATTTCGCGCACCTGACCAGCGGGCTGGGTCTGGTCGGACAGAAGCGCCTGCGCCAGGCGCCGCTCTCGTTCGGCCAGCGCCATGCGCAGGCCGGCTTCTTCGCGGGGGGTCAACATCGAACGATCTCCTGTGCTGGGTGAAAGGTGCCGGTGTTGCGCACACCGGCTGAAGCGGCGTGTGCCGCAGGTGGTGGATCACCCACCTATCGGTTCCATCGGGCGTCGCTACCCGGGGGAACCTGCTCACACGCTGCGGCAGTTGCTTTTTGGTGGGTCCACACGCCGCTTACAACCCGGCCGGCTACGCGCCCCAAGGCGCCGGCTGCGCGTGCCTGCTCACTGCTGCTCTGCTGCTTCTTCCTCGGCGCCCTTCAGCAGCGCCTTCACCAGCTTGTCCACGTCGCTGTCAACGGCGCGCACCACCACCTGGTCGCCGGTTTCTTCAACCGTGCAGCCCACGCTTTTCAGCTGCGCCACGGTCAGCTGCTTCAGGCCGCCCTTCAGCGGCTTCTCTTCGGTCTTGACCAGCTGGTCCACCAGGTCGGGCAGCTTCTTCTTCACCAGCGCCACCACCTGGTCGGCGTCGTCGAAGCTGATGGCGCCCTTGCCCTTTTCGAAGCCCACGCGGATGCCGTGCAGCACCAGCGTGCGCGGCTTCAGGAACAGGTCGGGGTGCTGTTCCACCAGCGCGCGCAGTTCGCTTTCGGCCTCGGCCGCGCGGGCCAGGTTGCGCTTGATGCCGGGCAGGTTGTTGCGGCGCAGGTTGTCCAGGCCTTCCTGAAGCTGGGTCACTTTCTCGGCCAGCTTGCTGCGGGCCGCGGCATAGGCGCGCGCGGCGTTTTCGATGGTTTCGATCTGGGTGGTCATCGTGGGCTCCAGTGGATGGGTGTGTGGTCAGGCCTGGTTCAGCAGCAGCTGCCCCAGCAGGATGGGAAGGGCCACCTTCTTCATCTGGCTCAGCTTGCGCAGGCTGTGCATGGCTCGGTGCTTCAGGAAGTCGCAGCTCTCTTCCAGTTCTTCGGGCGTGGTGGGCATGAAGTAGCCCGAGCTGGGATGGCCGCAGATGGCGATGCCGTCTTCGCGCGCCTGGCTGATGTGCTTGCGCAGCTGCCGCGGTGACAGGCCCAGCTGCTGCGCCAGGCGGTCGCCGCTGATGCCGCTGGCGCGGCCCTGGTGGGCCGCCAGGGCGTTGAGAAGGGCTGTGGTGGTGGTCATTCGCTTGCTCCTTGGGGCGGGTCTTCGCTGCTGTCTGCGTTGCAACCTGAGCCGGCCAGGTGGCGGCGCTGGGCGGCTTCGATCTGGGCGCGCTTTTCACGCGCGGCGCGGCTGGGCACTTCGTACCCCGGCCGCGGCGGCGCGATGGCGGGCACCACGGCTGCGCCGGCGCTGGCGGCGCCCAGGTCGTGGGCCACGTCGGACAGGTCGCGCGGGCCGGTGTCGGCACCGGTGGTGCGGCGCTGTTTGCGCTGCTGTTCCTGGTCGGCCTCGGCCCGGGCTTCCACCTTTTCAGCCAGGCCGGCCAGCACCTCGTACAACAGGCCGTGGCTGGTGAGCGGCAGCGTCAGCGTGGCCTTGTCGCGCTTGTTCAGCACCACTTCCATCGCCGCGCGCCAGGCTTCGACCGGGGCGTCCCAGTCGCGGCCCTTGCGGGTGATGGCGAGGCGTTCGATGTCGGGCAGCAACTCGTCGATCAGCCGCACCATGCGTTCGATGCTGAGGCCGCGTTTCTCGGGCCTGAACAGGGCCATGTAGCGCAGCGTCAGCGCGCCAAAGGGCAGGCTCACGGTGGCCAGCCGCGCCACGGCCTGGCGCGCGGCTTCGTGGCTGAGGATGACTTCCAGGCTCAGCTCGGCGTGACAGGCGGGGCAGCACATACGCATGGGGTGGCCTGCGGTTCAGCGGTCTTGCGTGGGCTGCGGCAGCCGGCAGCCGCCGATGGCCAGGCCGGCGATGCGCTGCACGCGCACACCGTGGCTCACTTCAAGCGAGTCGAGTGCGGCCTCGATGTCCGGGTCGGCCACGCACAGGTGGTCGGCCAGCTCGCGCACGCCCACCTGGTGACCTGTGCGGCCTTCCAGGTAGATCAGCACCAGGGCGGTGATGGAGAAGCTGATCATGGCTGGGGCCCGCCTGCGGCCATGCGTTGCGCCATGTCCCACACAGAGTTGGGCACGCCATTCATCGCGTGCATAAAGCGCCCACTCTCCAGTTCAGCAAAGGGCCTGGCCAGAGCACTGGCGCTGTCCTGCGGGCCTGCGCCGATTTCGTCCAGCTCGCCGTCGGGCGTGCGCAAGCCGCCCACCCAGCGTGGAGCGTGGCGGTCGCCCACGCGCGTGATGTACTGGCGCTTCTGCATGGACACCAGGCGCGTTTGAAGGCTGTGCGAGTCGCGGTCGGCGCACAGCGCTTCGGCAATCTGTTCCAGGAACAGGCCACGCTCGCCGGCGTCGCGAACGGCGCGGTAGATCAGGCGCACATGCGGGTGCATGAAGCCGCTCATTGCCGCCCCTGCGTGCGTTGCGCGCAGCGAAACTCACCTTCGGTGATGGCCGCCTGCCAGGCCGCGCGGGCCGTGTCGATCATCTTGGCTTCGCCCGCCTGGCGGCCTTCATGAAAAGCGTCGTAGCGGGCCTGCGCCAGTTCACTGGCGCGGTTCGCACGCTCGATGTCGTCCAGGTTGTCCAGGTGGGCCACCAGGCCGTACAGCGCGATGACGGCCGCCACCGCGTTGGTGGGCCACAGCCAGGCCGGCCAGTTGAAGCGCTTGGTGGGGATGGCCTTCATGCCGCCCTCCGGCCGCAGTCGCGCACGATGTCGGCGGTGACGATGGGCGAGCCCACGTCGGCCGCGTCGTTCATGGCCATCACCAGCAGGTTGCTCACGGCCAGCGGGTAGCACATGCTCACCGCGCTGCGGCCCGTGCCGCGCGTCAGGCGGTCGCGCAGGGCCTGGATGCCGTCTTCGTCGACGATGCGCCCCAGCTGCGCGCCGGCGGCCGTGGCGCGGCGTTCAAGGTAGGGCTTGATGCAGCCGTCCAGCGGCAGCAGCTCCACCACTTCGCAGCGTTGCGCCACTTCGCGCAGCGTGCCATCGCGCAGGCCGTCGGCCAGGCGGCGCTTCAGCTCGGGCTGGCCCAGCAGCAAGATGCCCAGCAGCCCGGTGCGGCCGTCGCGCAGCTCGTTCAGGCGCTTCAGGTGGCGCAGCGTGGCGTCGGGCATGCTGTGCGCCTCTTCCACCACCAGCAGGTGATGGTTGCCCATGCTCACGCTGGCGGCCAGCAGCTTCTTGGCGCGCACGGTGCGGGCCTGCACCGTCTGCGGCATGGGCGTGGTGGGCGCCAGCTGCGCGATGATGCTGTGCAGAATGTCGGCGCTTTTCAGCGTCTTGCCCTTGGTGTCGTTCTCTTCCATGCCCAGCACGCTGGGCTTGATGAGAATGACGCGGTCGCCGTTGGCCACCAGGCGCGCTTCCAGGTCTTCCAGCACGGTTGTCTTGCCGGCACCGCTCTCGCCCACCACGGCCACAAAGCCGCTGGTTTGCGCACACTGCCAGGCACTCTCTCGCACATAGACGAAGTCGTCGCCCAGGTACATCTGCTCTTCGCTGTTGACCGGGCCTTCGAAGGGGTTGCGGAAGAGCGAGGATGGGTTGATGTTGGCTTTTGCAAAGTGCCTGCGCGCCTTGGGCGTGAGCACGGCTTTGAGGGGCAGCATGTCGTTGTCCTCTGGGTTGGTGCCGTTGGGGTTGCGGCTGGTAGGTGTTTGCGGCGCCCGTTCGTCTGGCCCGCGCGGCTGGGCCCTGCCGGCGGTACCGGTCTGACGGCCGAAGGCATGGAACAGCGTGGCCAGCTCGGTGTCGGTGGCGCCTCGTTCTTCCATCAGGGTCAGCAACTTGGCCGTCAGCTCTTCACGCGGTGTGCGCACCGGCCAGTTGTTGCTGAGCAGGTCGGCAATGGCCGTGCGGCTGATGCCCGATGCCTCGGCCATCACCGTGACGCTGACGCCCAGGCGCGTTGCCACCACTCCCAGGTTCAGCTTGGTGTTGGGCGGTGGGGTGGCGGGGTCGTAGCCGGGCCCGGCGCGGCGCAAGCGGTCAAGGCGGCTGCTCATGACTGGCCCCCACGTGTGCCACCCACGGCGCGCAGGCCGGTGAAGCTGTTGTCAGCAACAGGCTGCGCCGGGGTGAACAGCGCGCTGATGGCCTGCAGCTGGTCTTCAGGCACGCCGGGGTCGGCCGGGTCGGCGTAGGTGGCGTGCACGTGCGCGTACACCTGTGGGCTGTAGCGGTCGCCCAGCAGCACCATCAGCTGCTTGCAGGCTTCCACCACCGTCAAGCGGCGCGCCACCACCTGGCGCTGCGGCAGTTCAAGCGGGGTGTGCCTGCGCGGCAGGAAGCTGGGCACGGGGGTGGCCTTCACATCGGCCATCGAATCCACCGTGCCGGCATAAGCAGCGGCGTGTGCCTTGCGGGCGGCGTCGGCCTGTTCAACCGTGGGCAGTTCGTCGCCCACCTTGTAGGCGGCGCGGGTGATGGCGTTGCGGTTGTGGTCCACGTTGCTGAAGCCGGCGCGCTGCATCTGTTCGCCCCAGACGGGCGCGTCAACAGGGAAGCCGCCTGCGTCGGTGGCTTCGGGTTCCACCACGTGCCAGCTCTGTTCGCCGGTGTCGGGGTTGGTGAAGAGCACGTCCACGGCAGGGGCGCGGAAGGGGTTGCTTTGCACGGTGACCTTCAGGCCTGCGGCCACGCCGGGCACCAGGTTCAGCAGGTAGGTGCGGCTGGGGCTGCCGAAGGTGATGCGCTTGCTGTTGCTGACGCGGCGCTCTTCGGGTTCGCGCACCGCGGCTTCGCGCAGCGCTTCCAGGCTGGCGGGCACGCGCAGCTGTTCGGCGGTGATGGTCATCCAGCAGCCGAAGCGCGTTTGCTCGTGGCGGCTGTGCACGTTGTGCGAGCAATAGGCCACGCTCCAGCTTTCGATGTCGGCGTTCAGCTTGTCCAGCGTCACGTCGGCCGGGTCGCGGAAGCGGAAGCGCGTCTCGAAGTGCATGCGCGCCAGGTCGTGGGCCTTTTCAACGCTGCCGGTGACACGGGCTGCACCGGGTGCGTGCCACATGGCCTCTATGCCCACGCGCTGGCAGAAGGCGCGCAGCAGGTGGCCCTTGTTGGCTGCGCCTGGGTCCATGACCAGCAGGCGCGGCACGCCGTGGAAAGGGTTGCCCTGCTGCTGGCACATGGCCCAGGTCAGGAAGTCCAGCAGGTTCTCGGCCGACTCGCCGCCCAGGTAGTAGCGGAACTTCAGCGCGTGGCTGTAGTGGTCGGCCACCGCGTAGCGCGTGAGCAGGTCCGAGCTGGCCTTCACCAGGTTGGCCACCTTGTTCTTGTAGAACTGGTCTTCAGGCATCCAGCGCAGGCGGCCACCCGGCAGGTAGTAGTAGGCGCCGGTGGTGCTGTCGCTTTGCCACACGTGGTTGGGGTGCAGGCTGCGCATCACCATGTTGGGTTCGGGCAGGGCCATCTGCTCGGGGTGCAGCTGGCGGGCGTAGAGCTGGCGGCTGACGGTGCTTTCGTGCACTGGGGTGGCCAGCCGGCCGCTGGCCTGCAGCATGTCCAGCGCCGTGCGCACGGGCATGCGCTGGCCCTTCTTGTTCAGGCTGGCGCGCAGCACACCGGCCACCAGCACCAGTTCGTCTTCACTGAGCACGCTGCTCTGCGCGTCAGACCGGCGCTTGCGCTGGGTGCTGAACCCGGCGCTGCTGAGCTTGCGGTAGGCGGTGGGCACGCTGCACCCCAGGGCCTGCGCCGCGCGTTCGACGATGGGCGCGCGCAGGCCGCGCGGTGCGCGCAGCAGCTCTTCGCGGGCGCGGCCCAGGATGTCGTGTTCTGTGGCTGTGAGCATGGGGGTGGCGTGTGCGTGGCGGTTACTTGCGGCGAGCCTTGCCGCGGCCCTGGGCGTTCGCCGCCGCGGCGTCTTCCAGTGGCTTGGCCCAGATGGGCGAAACACGCTCGGCCAGGTCAACAGTGATGCCGCGGGCCAGGCAGCCGTCCACCAGGCGCTGCACCAGGTAGTCCAGGCTGTGGCGGGCGGCCACGCTGGTGGCTTCGGTGGCTGGCATGCCCATCACGTCGTCCACCAGCACCAGCAGGCGCTGCAGGGCGGTTTCAGCTTCCAGCGTGGTGGTTCGCAGGTCGGTGAGCTGCTGCTCTTCCACTTCGTCAAGCGGCGCGGCGTCGCGGCCGGCCAGCTCTTCTTCGAGCTTGTCCACCTTGGCGCTCTTGGACTGGATAACCTTGTCTTTGGCGGCCAGGCTCTTGCGGGCGTCGGCCAGGGCGGCTTTCAGCTGCCGTGATGTCATCGTCTCGATCTCGTCGAGCGTCTTGCCGGCCAGCGTGCCGCCGGCGGTGAGCTGGGCGATGTCGCCGTCAGTCTCGGACATCAGGTCAAAGAGCTTGGCCTTGCCCAAAAGCGAAAGCGTTTGCGCTTTTGCCGCCAGGGCGGGCGACAGGTACTTGACGGACGCGGCCATCATCAGCTGGGCACTGCGCGGGCTGATGCCCAGGCGCTCGGTCACGATTTCGCAGAACTCACCGTGGGGCTCGTTCTCCTTCAGCTGGATGAGCCGCTTGCCCAGCTCCAGCATGGCCTCGGCGCTCTGCCCCATGTAGAAGCGGGCCTCGTTCACGATGCGGCTGCGCTCGTAGGGCGAGCCGTCGCCGAAGCGTTCGGAAACCTCTTTGCTGCGGGCTGACAGCTCGGTCAGCGCAGCGGCATCACCGGCCAGTGCGGCGTTGTCGAGCACGTCTGTGGGTGCTTCTGGTGTGGGACTGGGCTTGCGGGGCATGGTTGCGACTTCTCCTGTGGGTTCAGCTTTCGCTGCGGCTGTAGCGGTTGTTGACTTCGGCCAGGCGCTGGCCGGCGCGGGCTAGGGCGGTGGCGTGGCGGGTGCTGATCTGCACGATCTGCGGGCCCAGGCGCCAGCGGCCCGTGGTGGCGATCTGCTCGGCCCAGCCGAAGTGCTTCAGGTTGGCCAGGTCGCGGGTCACCTGGCTGGGCGCGCACGGCACCAGCTTGGCGATGTCGCCCGGCGCCAGGCCTTCGATCTCATTGCCGGCCAGCGTGCGGATGACCTGCAGCAGGCGCTGCTGCTGTTCGCTGATGTACTTGGCTTCCGTCACGCCGGCACCCCGCTGGTGGCGTCTTCGTCGCTGGTCAGCGGGTGCATGGCGTTCAGAAGCCTGGTGCCCAGGCCCGGCTGCACGCGGTCGATGGCTTCCAACAGGTCGCCGATCAGCTCGGCGCGGTTGTCTTCCAGCGTGCCGAAGGGAATCTCCAGGCCGGCGTCGTGCTTCTCGCGCAGCTGCGCGGCGCGGCCGTCGGCCTTGTCGGCGGCCAGCAGCAGCTCGGTCACCAGGGCGTTGTAGGGGGTCATGCGGCTTTCCTGGATGGAGTGGGGCGGCAATTCAAGATCGGGGTACCGGCCGGGCCAGAGCTGGGCCACGGGGATGCCGGTCAGTTCGCTGATGCGCTGGGCGATGCGAGCGGACGCCATGCAGCCCGACACCACCAGGTGCACGGCGCCGTGGGAGATGGGCTCACCGTTGGCTCGGGTGAGCGAGCGCGCGACCTTGGCCTGGCTGCTGCCGACCTTCTTGAGTGCTGCGCTGATGTCGGCAGGGTGCATAGCCGTGTCGCGAGGCGTTTCGGCATTCATGCGGCTCTCCGGTGTGCGTTAGACCGGCCCCGGCTGCCGCCCTGCTGTTGCTCAAGCTGCGGGTACTTGCCTGGCCACAGCTGGGCGACTGGCAGCCCAGTCATTTCGCTGATCCGCGCGGCTATGCGTGCGGATACGGTTGAGCCCTGGACCACGAGGTAGATGGCCGCTTGACTGACCGGCTTGCCGACACGATTGGTGATGGAGCGAGCAACGTCTGACTGCCGGAAACCGGCCTTCTTCAGTGCTGCTTGGATGTCGGCGGGATGCATTGCGTTTAAGCTAGGGATGGTTCAGGGCTTAAGTTAAGTCCACTGTAGAGGCAAAGTACATCTCAGTCAAGCATGGAGCTGCAAGAAACATCCCGACCGTCCGCTGATGGGCGCTCAATAGTTGAGCGGCTCCAAGTGGCCTATCGCGTCGAGACTTTGAGAGAGCTTGCCCTCTCAATGCTTGAAGACTTGTCCACAGTGAAGGGGTGGAAGCAGCGCGGATCAGTGCCCATTGATCACTGCGTTCGTGCGTCCCTGCATACAAGATGCAGCCTTGACTGGCTGATCCTCGGTGTAGGTGAGATGCAACGCACAACCATAGGAGGTGAGCAAGTTGCATCCGGCTCACTGGCGGAGGACGGTGGCGTCTACGGCGAGACGCTGCGCTTCCGCAGTGCGGGGCGCGACCTCAGCTTCGTGTTGGTGCCGCGCTATGCCGTTCGGGCGTCAGCTGGTCCAGGGCAGGACAACGGCTCGTCGATAGAGCACGAAATCGGCGAGATCGCTTTCGAGGCAACCTGGATGCGGTCGCACTTCGGCCGGGCTGGTACCGGCTTCGCCCTGCTAGACGTGGCAGGCAACAGCATGGAGCCCACCTTGTGGGATGGCGAGACCATCCTGGTCGATCTACAGTTGCGCGAAGTGGTTAGCGGCAGCGTGTACGTGCTGCGCGACGGCGACGAGCTGCTCGTGAAGCGCCTGCAGCGGATGCTTGGCGGTGCGGTTGAAGTCGTCAGCGACAACGCCAACTTCAGGAGTCAAGAGGTTCAAGACCCGACTCAGCTTTCTGTCATTGGGAGAGTGGTATGGCCAAAGGTGCGTTGATCGCGGCAGTTGCTGCTCAGTTTGTCCTGGGCGGATGCGCGAGTGTTCAGACCGAAGAGGTGAACAAGGACCGAGCCATGCGTGTGCCACCAGAGCGTGTTCTGGCAGCCGAGCCCCCAGATGCCAATGCGAGCATCATCGTCGTGCGCGACTGGGCCATGCCAGCGGCCAGCTGCTACTGGGGCCTTTACGTCGATGGCCAGTTGGCCGCGCGTATCGGCAACATCGAGAGGGTTGACCTGCGCGTCAAGGCCGGCGAAGTGAAGATTTCGACAGCGCGCGATCCGATGGGCAAGGGCCTGTGCGGCAACGTCCTAGGCGCCCAGGAGATTCAGCGCAGCACCACCATCGAGGCTGGCACCACGAAGGTGTTTCGTCTGATGATGCTCGGCACGGGCGGCCTGGACATCGTGCGCGCCGACCAGTAGAGCGCACCCAGCCGGCGCGTGCTGGCTCTTGAAGTTCTTCACCTACCGGTAGACCCGCGCGGGCGCGAAAGTGCCCGCCATGTCGCCGAACCCGGGTGCTGACCCGACTTACCCCGCCGCAGTAGCGCGCGCCGTCACGCAAGTGGTGGTGCACTGCTCGGCCACACCTTCGGGCCAGTGGCTGAAGGGCTGCGCGCCGGTCACCATCGACAGCTGGCACGCGGCCCGCAGCTTTCGCCGTCAGGTGGCACCGCGGCGCGCGTTCAACCCCGACCTGGGCGCCATCGGCTACCACTTCGTCATCGACCTGGACGGCCGCGTGTGGACCGGCCGGCATGTGGACGAAGTGGGTGCACATGCCGCCGGCCACAACCTGCAGAGCATCGGCATCTGCCTGGTGGGCGGCGCTGAACGCGAAGCGCGATACACCGACGATCAATGGGTCGCCCTGGCCACGCTGGTGCGCCGCCTGCTGCCGCTGGTGAAGCCCGGCGCCGGCGTGGTGGGCCACCGCGACCTGAGCCCCGACGCCAACGGCAACCGCGTGGTTGAACCAGGCGAGTGGCTGAAGACCTGCCCCGGCTTTGAAGTGGCGCACTGGCTGGCGCGCGGCATGAAGCCGCTGCCGTACCACGTGCAAGCCATGCCGGTGGCCGCATGAGCGAGCCAATGCCGCACGGTGTGCCCGTCGTCCACGTGCAGCCGCCCACCAAGCTGTGGTGGAAGAGCCGCACCCTGTGGCTGAACGTGCTGGTGCTGGTGCTGGCCGCAGCCGAGACACAGCTCAACGTGCTGCAGCCGCTGCTGCCGGTGAACGTGTACGGCCTGGTGGCCTTCGGGCTGCCGCTGCTGAACGTGCTGCTGCGTGCGGTGACGGCTGCGCGGCTGACGCTGACCCAGCCCCCCATCGACACGAAAGGGCAGTAGCCATGCAGCGCATCGAATCACCCCGCGTTGACGACGCAGCCATTGAAGCCGAGATCCGCGAACGTGCCAGCGTGGCTCCGCGCGTGACGCCGGCTGACATCGAGGCCAACATTTCCAGCGAGCACTACTTCACCGCAGCCGACGGCGTCGCCGGCGCTGCAGTGGATGCCGGCGAGATGGTCAATCGCTTTCTCGCCTGCAGCCTGCCGGCCAGCGTGTGCGCCGACCTCTGCGCGACCGATTCCCGCTACCCGCACGCGCGCTATGGGACAAACCTACTGACGGCCGATGAAACCAGGCAAGTGCTGGATCAGGTGGTTGTGCTGCCAGCATCGCCCCCGGCTCTGGGCCAGCTGACGTTCTGCGTGCTGGTGCTGTGCAACGGATTCACCGTCACCGGCGAGTCTGCCGTTGTCAGCGCTGAGAACTTTGACGCCGACATCGGCCGCAAGGTGGCGCGCCAGAACGCCGTGAACAAGGTGTGGCCGCTGCTGGGCCACGCCCTGGTCGACCGCCTGCACCAGCTGGAGCAAGCCAAGTGAACCCACAGGGCCTGGCCGTGCGTGCGCTGGCCTGGCTGGGCGCCGCTATGGCGATGCTGCTGCTGGGCGCTTGGGCCGGCTACGAGCTGGCCAAGAGTCAGGCCGATGCAAAAGCCAGCCGCCAGCACAAGGCCGACCTGGTCACCTACCAGCGCCAGGTGGCCGAAGGCAATGAACGCGCCGCATCGCTGCAAGAGCAGCTCAACCTGCAGGGCCGGTACGTGGCCACTCTGCATGAAAGGACGCAGCATGCTGCCCCTCTTGCCATTGTTCGCACGGCCAAAGCGGCCGTCAGCGTTGCTGACAAGGCGGCCCCGGCTTGCCCAGGTGTGCAGCACCAGGCCGCCGCGGCGATCGCAACCGACGACGCGACAGCTGAACTGGCCGGCGGTGCTGACCTTGTCGTGCTCAGCCTTGCTGCTGTCAGCCTGTGGAATAGCGCCCTTGCAGGGCACGACGTGTCCGCCGGTGCCTGCGCAGCTGATGACCCCGCCAGCCCAGCCTGTGCTGCTGGCGCCGGCATTGGACTTGGCCAGCTCTGGGCCAACCACCAGCTCAACGCCGCCAGCTGCGCCGCCGACCGCGCGCGCCACGCGGCCCTGATCGACCACCTGCACCGCACGCGCCCATGACTGCTGAAAACTTCAAGTACCTGGGCCCCGTGCTGGACATGCTGCAGTGTCTGGTGCTGGTGGTGCTGTGGCTGCGCAAGCCGGGGCAAGACGCCGGCCAGAAAGCTCAGCAGGCGCTGACAACTGCGGCCGAGCTGGAAGGGCGCCTGAACGTCATCGAAGAGCGCATGAAGCACATGCCCAGCGACGGCGAACTGGCCGACCTGGCCGGCACCGTGAAGGCCATCGAAGCCACGCTTGAATCGTTGCAGCAGGGGCAGGAGACCATGCGCAAGAGCACGTCGCGCATCGAAGACTTTCTGCTGCGCCGGCAAGGCTGATTGATGAAGATCAGCTACGCCGAATTTCAGCAGCAGAGCCGCCGGCTGGAACTGCTGCGCGCGCTGAAGCAAGCCGTGCAGTACCGCGCCAATGCGCTGCTGCTGAAGAGCTTCTGTGACGCCGTAGGCCATGCCGTCAGCACCGACAGGCTGCAGGCCGACCTGGCCTGGCTGGCCGAGCAGAGCCTGGTGACCCTGGAGCAGCACGAAGCCACCACGGTGGCCACGCTCACCACCCGCGGGCTGGACGTGGCCAATGGCAGCGCACACGCCCCCGGCGTGGCCCGGCCGCAGCCGGGGGGCTGACGCGCATGCCGCCCGTCAGCAAGATTGCCAAGCTGCCGCCTGCGCTGCGCGAGCAGCTGCACCAGGCCTTTGTGGCGCACGCCTATGGCGACATCGAGGCCGTGACCGCCAAGCTCAACGCCTGGCTGCAGCAGGCCGGCATCGACATGACCATCGGCAAAAGCGCGGTGGGCGAAGAAAGCCAGCGCGTGCGCCGCGCACAAGAGGCGATGGCTGCCACCACCAAGGCCATGCAGTTTTTTGCGGACACCGCGCCCGACGAAGCCGACAAGCGCGGCGAAGCGCTGAACGCCATCGTCAGCACCGGCATGTTCGAAGCGCTGGTGGATGCCAGCCAGGCCGGCCAGGAAAGAGACCCCGGCAAGCGCATTGCGCTGCTGAACAAGGCCGCACTGGCCGCGGGCCGGCTCACCACCACCAGCGTGCGACAGCGCGCCTTTCGCCACCTGGTGGAAGAGCGCACGAAGGCCGCCGCCGACGCCGTTGAACGCATCGCGCGCAAAGGCGGCATGAAGCCGGCGCAGGTGCAAGAGATCAAGGCACGAATCATGGGCATTGCCCAGGTGCCGCAAGTTCCCAAAGCGACCGACGGGCGCTCACCACAAGACCCGTTGACCCAGGCACAAGGAGCCACAGCATGAAGAACTTTCTGACCCACACCCGCTCGGTGCTGCTTTGCGCGGCCCTGGCCGTTGCCGCGGCGTTTGCCCTGGTGGCACCCACCTCGGTGTTCCTGAGCAGCGGCAGCGATGCTGCGCTGAGCCTGAGCACCACCACGCGCACGGCGCGGGCCCAGGCCATCATCACCACGGCCGGCAGCGGCGCCAAGCTGAAGATCTACAACGGCACGCGACCTGCAGCGGTGGGCGCCATCACCGGCGGCAACACGCTGTGCGCGCAGGGCACCTTCGGCAGCACCATCGGTACCGCAGGCAGCGGCGCGCTGGACTTCGACGAAGCCGGCTTCACGCAGAACAGCGCCACCTTCACCAGCTGCACGCCCACCTTCGTGGACATCACCACCAGTGGCGACGTGGTGGTGGCCCGCATCGACATTGGCGCCGGCGCTGGCAACTGGCAGTTCACCGGCACGGTGACCACGGGCCAGAACATCACGCTGACCACGCTGGTGATCACCGAGGGCAACGCGAGCTGACGGCCCAGGCGCATCTGCAGCAGAACTGAAGCAGCGGCATGGACGCGAAGCGCGCAATTCTGGCCGGGCCGGCGGGGCAGCGGTTGTATGGCGGCACCAATGCGCCAGGCAGCGGGGGCACGCTCACGGGGTTGTTTCTGGCTGCGGCTGAGGCGGTTGCTGGGGGGGCGATGTCCACCCCCGGCGTAGCGCAAGCCATCACCCTGAATCAGCGCACGCTGAACATGGGCAAGATTCTCCAGTTCTACGACTGGGCTGCAGCTGGGCGCTACGAGCGCTTCATCCGCAACACCTTCCTGAGCAACACCACCCCAAGCCAGAACGACATCCAGATCGTTGCCAACGATCACGACGACAGCGACCAAGTTCTGACGGGCACCTATGAAATCCTGTGCTACCTGGATGGGGACATGGATTCGACGCCAGTGGTGGTGGCGAGCGTGGCGGGCACTGGTGCGAATCGGGTAACGGCGAACAACGTCAACCTGAACGCCATCCCCAACGGCTGGCACGTGTTCGACCTGCGCCGCACTGTGGCTGACGGCTCAATCGCGGTTCCCTACTGGATGTACGTTGGCGCCTATGTGACGCCAGTTTTCGCGCCCACGCAGACCGGCAGCTTTGGCATCACGCACGAAGACTACGGCGTCGCCAAGTGGGGCAAGGTGCCGATTGCGCTGGACCCGCCAGCGTTGCCACCGCTGACGTATCGAGAAGCCACGCCGTTTGCAACAGCGGTCAACGCACGTGAACTGTACCGGCGCAACCTCTCACCCACCAGCAACGGTGACTTGCCCTACTTGCGCACCGTTGCGCACCCGACGACAGGCGAGGCCATCCCAACCTGTTTGAACGTCCACGGCTATAACTTCAACGTCTTTGCTGCTGAGCTCCCGCAAGTCGTCTTGCGGGATGGTCCTCGCGGCGTTGGCTTGCTCAGCGGCCCGACGCACTTGGACTTTGGCCGAACTGACCCGATTGACCCGACGCGCCTGGGTCACGTCTACTTCGCCGATCCCTGGTCACTCGGCAAGATTTACAACGATGGACGTATCGAACGCCAGGTCGGCTATCGCCAGACCGCGAACGGCGGGCTTGAGCTTCTGGGTGACTGGTCGGCTATCCCAGAAGCACGCCGTGGTTTCCATCTTATTTGGGGGGCTGCTTGGTGGCTGCGCACTATCAGCGCCGATCATTTGGACACCAGCCGAACTGTTGATCGAGGAGATGGCTTTTTTGAAAACCCTCACCTTCCATCACCAGAACTCAACTTCACCGGACCCGTGCAGTTCGTCACCGACTCACTTAGCCTCAACGTCAATGGACGCCCCGGCCGCGTCTGCAAAGTGCAGTACAGCGCCGACGATCACGATGCAGTGCCCGTGGTCACCGAGTTTGTGGCTGATTCCCATAACGCCTGGGATGTGGTGTGCGATCCGGTCGAAGACATCATCTACGTGTCCGAGCGCCGCGATCACCGGATCGTCGCCTACAGCGCAGTAACCGGGGCCTACATTCGCACAATCCTAGAGACTGCGGACGGTGACAGTTATGCCTACGTCAGCGATGACGACAGGCCCACGGCGCTGCAGCCTCTCGCCAACATCCGGGCGCAGGATTGCGTGCTGCCAGAGGGGCTGTTTCTGCAAGACGGCTGGCTGTACTTCGGCAGCATCGTCATGCGTCAGGTCAAACGCATCGACATGGCGACGCTTGACAATCCAGGCGGCCCCACGGTGGAAGTCGTGGCCGATCTGTCTGGGATGGACAGCAAGACAGAATACTGCAAGATCGCGTTGGGCGATGGCACTTTCGGCCCGCGTAACACTGTTGCCGTTGCTGCTTGGGAGAAGGAAAAGAACAGTGTTCCGTGGTTCTTCCTGCCGGGCGGCACGCCGTGGAACGTCCACGTACCGGGCAGCAACGCAAATGAGTTCGGCCGCGCCGACGACGGCCACGCCTCTGAAGGCTACACCACGGCCGTGGCAATCCGCAATGGCCGCATGGTGTTCGGCACAGCCGACTACGGCCTGATCGAGATGACGCTGGCCGTGGAAGGCGACGAGCTGCTCAACGAGTCAACCTACGCCGCCGGCAAATCCCAGTACGAACTGGCCGGCTACCGCCTCACCCACGGCATTGCCGGCATGCGCCAATGGCAAAGCGTTGAACTGCCTTGGGGCATGTCCGCGGCCGTTGACTACTACCTCACCCAAAACGGGCACACACCACCATGAGCGCAGCCTTTGCCACCATCGGCGCCGTTGCTGACGGCTCCACTGCGCTGACCGTTGACTGGCCGGCATCGCTGGCCGCTGGCCGGCTCATCGTGCTGGCCTCGTTGAACAAGAGCCCACCCGATGTGCCTGTGACGCCATCGTCGCCGGCCTTCAGCCTGCAGACGATGTTGAGCGCGGGTGAAGGCAGCGACGCGACCAGCGACCAAGGCGAGGTGAACGCAGCGCTCTTCACGCGCGAATCGGACGGCAGCGAGTCGGGGACGCTGAGCTTCAGTGTTCCTGACGCATCAGTCACTCAAGCGGTGATGCTGAGCTTCACCAAGGGCTCGGGTGAGTCATGGGCATTGGCCTACGCATCGGGCTCGCAGGACACAGCAAGCACATCGTGGTCGGTGGTGTTGGGTTCCGATCCGGGCTTCATTGCTGGCGACATTGCGCTGCTGGTCCAGGGCGTGAACAGCAACACGCCTACCAGCGTCAACACCCGTGCCCTTGCCGTTCCCGGTTGCACAGTATCGGCAGCAACAGAGCGTGTGTTTGCCGTGACTGGTACTGGCCGGGACCAATGCCTGCATGTTTGTGAGTTTGCCGTCACAGCAGGCGCTTCAAGCGGCGCTGCGACCTACACCGCCAATGTGCCGCCTTCAGCCACGGCATTCGCGCCAACAGGCCCGGTGCTGCTGCTTCGCGTTCGGGCTGTCGCAGTGGCAACGGGCACTACGCTGACCGGGCCCAGCAGCGGAGTAGTTGGCGTTCCTTCGTCCAATTTCACTGTTGGCGTGACGCCCACTGGCGGCACGATCAGCGGTACCTTGACGGTCACGCCTGGGGACGCCTCTGACGGTGGGACGTTCACTCCCACGAGCGTGGAACTGACAACCGCTAGCCCAACGGGGACCTTCAGTTACACGCCCGACGATGCCGGGACGAAGACCATCAGCATCACCGACGACGGCGGGCTCGCGGATGCGTCGTCAGTGAGCTACGTAAGCCTGCCCCCGCCCGAACTTTCCGGCGCCATCACCGCATCTGACGCAGCAGCGAGTGGCAACCTCTCCACCGGCGCATCCCTGCTCACCGGCGACGTCACAACCGCCGACGCAGCCCCCACCGGCACCCTGGGCCTGCAGTTCAGCACCGTGGCCAGCCTGCCCTTCACCCGCAACCCGGGCAATGGCGGCCGCCTGGTCAACCTGCCCAACATCGCCGTGGCCGTGCTCACCGACGACGCCAACCTGGTGCGCCTGAACGGGTCCACCGGCTTGCTGATGGCCGGTGACGGCCGGGTCACCTTTGCCAACGGCGTGCCTGTGCCGCCAGGCTCCAGCGTCATCCTGTTGACCCGCGAGCCTGGCTTGAACGGTGCCTTGGGCGTGGACCGCCGCATCACCACATGAGCCTCACGCACCGCTCAGACGGCCCGATGCTGCCGGGCTACCACCACAGTGGTGACCGGGGCCTGGGCGTGCTGGGCAGCACGATATCTGGCTCGGGCACGCACGGCCCGGCCATTCCTTACCCCAGCCTGCAGCCAGGCGACGCGGGCAAGGAAATCATGATCCGCATCGACGTGGTGCCGCCACTGCTGACGCTGTTCATCGTGGACGAAGCCGGCAACGTGCAGGCAGAAGGCCCGCCGGGCATCCACGAAGGGCAGTTCACGGCCTGGGCCGACGGCGAGCTGGCCACGCCCAACCCGTCGGCCGCGTTCTTCGTGCTCATCGGTACATCGGGCTTCGCCACGGGCAACCTGGTGGCCGAAGACGCGGTGGCCAGCGGTGCGATGTCCAACAACCCGCTGTCCATCCTGGCCGGTACGGTGGCGGCTGAAGATGCCGCGGCCGGCGGCAGCCTGGCCACCAACCCGCCTTCGGTTTTGACCGGTGGCCTCGTGGCCGATGACGCCGCACCCATCGGCACGGTGCAGGGTTACGTGGCCCCCGTGGCCATCATCGGCCGGCGCGTGGTGCTGGTGGGCACGCGCACCACGCCCACGCGGCTGGAAGGCCTGAACGTCAGCGAGATCGACGACATCGCCTGCCGCTTTGGCGGTGTGCTGCGCGAAGGCGAGATCGTGCTCAGCTACAGCGTCACGGCCGAGCCGGTGGTGGGGGTGGACCCCACGCCCGTGCCGCTGCTGGCCGCACTGCCGCAGAACTTTGGTGCGGACTGCATCCAGCGTGTTGACGGCGCCATCGGCGTGCCGGGTGTCACCTACCTGGTCACGTTTGTGGCGGCGCTGAACAGCGGGCGCACTGAGGTGGGCGAAGCCTTCTTGCGCATCGTGCGGCGCGCCACATGAAGAAGCGCCTGGTAGCTGCGGCAGCAGCTGCTGCCACGGCCGTGGCGGTGGCCACCGGTGCGCCCGCGGCCGACCCCACCGACTTCCTGAAAACGTCTGCGGCGCAGGCTGACGAACTGCCGCCGGCGCTGATGCCCTATCAGCAACGGTGGGTGGCCGACGAAGCCCAGCTGAAGGTGGCCGAGAAGGGCCGCCGCGTGGGCCTGACCTGGGCCGAGGCGGCAGACGACGTGCTCATCGCCGCGGCCGAGGGCGGCAGCAAGGTCTTCTACATCAGCGCCACGCAGGACATGGCGCGCGAATACATCGAAGCCTGCGCGCTGTGGGCCCGCGCCTTCAACGTGGCCGCCGGCGAGATGGGTGAAGGCCTCTTCGACGACGGCGACGACGCCGAAGGCAACCGGCGCTACATCAAGACTTACGAGATCGTCTTCCCGCGGTCTGGCCAGCGCATCGTGGCGCTGAGCAGCCGGCCCACCAACCTGCGCGGCAAGCAGGGCGTGATCGTCATCGACGAAGCTGCCTTTCATGGTGACCTGGACGCGCTGCTGAAGGCCGCAATGGCCATGCTGCTGTGGGGCGACAAGGTGCGCATCATCAGCACCCACGACGGCGTGGAGAACCCTTTCAACCAGCTGGTGCAAGACATCCGCGCCGGCAAGAAGGGCAACGTCACCGAAGCCAACGTGCACCGCATCACCTTCCGCCAGGCGGTGCAGGAAGGCCTGTACCGGCGCGTGTGCCTGCGCAAAGGCAAGGTGTGGACGCAGGCGGACGAAGACGCCTGGGTGGCCGCCGCCTACCGCTTCTACGGCGACCATTCGGCCGAAGAGCTGGACGCCGTGCCCAGCGCCAGCGCCGGCGCGTACCTGAGCCTCACGCTCATCGAGCAGCGCATGGTGCCGGCCTGGCCGGCTGCGGCCGACGGGCCGGCCATCGTGCGCGGAAAGTGGGACGACGCCTTTGCGTATCTCAGCGAAGACGTGCGCCGCCACGCCATTGACGGCTGGCTGGCCGAGAACCTGGCGCCGCACCTGGCGCGGCTGCACAAGAACCGGCGCCACGTTTTCGGCGAAGACTTTGCGCGCAACCGCGACCAGGCGGTGACCACCATCCTGGAAGAAGACACCGACCTGACGCACCGGCCGCTGCTGAGCTTCGAGCTGGCCAACTGCCCGTTCTCAAGCCAAGAGCAGATTCTTGAGTACGTCATCCGCCGCCTGCCGCGCTTTCGCGGTGGCGCGATGGACGCCACCGGCAACGGTGCCGCGCTGGCCGAAAAGATGGCGCAGATCTTCGGCGTGGAGATGATCGAACAGGTGAAGCTGAACGACGGCTTCTACCTGGCGCACATGCCCAAGCTGAAGGCCGCGCTGCAAGACGGCACGCTGCTGGACCTGGCGCGCGACAGCCAGCACCGCGACGACTTGCGCGCCATCAAGCTGGTGCAGGGCATTCCCAAGGTGCCGCGCCAGACCACGCAAACGGCCGGCGGCAAGGCCGCGGCGGCCGAAGGTGGTGAACGGCTGCAGCGCCACGGGGACTTCGCCATTGCCCTGTTCCTGGCCGAGTACGCCTTTCACCGCGAGGCCGGCGAGGTGGGCTGGACACCGGCGCCGACGGGCGCCAAGTTCTGGGAAGGTTCAGCCGACGAAGCAACCGTGCGCCGCTGGAATTCACGCCCCGAGAACCGCGCTGCCGACCTGGCCGGCGGCCTGCGCGGCGCCGATTCCGGCCGCAAAAGCGGCTGGTAGGGGGTGGCCTGACATGCCCCGCACCCCCAGGAAGCCGTTCATGAACGTTCAAAACGCATTTTTCCGGCGCCCCAGGCACCAGCGCAGCACCCCCCCCGGAAAAAATCGCTCTACGGGCCTGTTTTCCAAACCGAGGTTTGCCACGTCATGACCACCATCTTGGGCCCCGACGGCCGGCCACTGGACGTGGCGGCCGTCATGCGCGGCATCGACAGCCAGCCGCAGACCGCCGAGCTGGGTTCCATCCGCCGCGAATTCGACAAGCACCCCGCCAAAGGGCTGACGCCGGCGCGCCTGGCCGGCTTGATGCAGGAAGCCGAGCAGGGCAACCTTGTCACCCAGGCGCAGCTGGCCGACGACATGGAAGAGCGCGACGCTCACCTGTACGCCGAGCTGGGCAAGCGCCGCGGCGCCATCACCGCGCTGGAATGGAGCATCGCCCCGCCCGAGAACCCCACTGCGGCCGAAGAGAAGCTCACCGACCAGGTGCGCGACTGGGTGGACATGCTCACCGCACATGCCAACGGCGTGGACGGCGGCATGGAAGTGCTGCTGGGCGCCATGACCGCGGCCGTGCTGCCCGGCTATGCACCCATCGAGCTGGAGTGGCGTCTGGTGGCCGACAGCACTGGCCGCCAGGTGCGCGTACCGCACGGCACGCTGCAGCCGCAGACGTGGTTCACCACCAGCCCCGACCGCCGCAGCTTCCTGCTGCGCAGCGAAAGCAACCTGGTGCAGGGCTACGACGGCCTGCCGCCGGTGATGGGCACCGAGCTGCGACCGCTGGCCTGGCTGATGCACGTGCACCCGGCGCGAAACGGCTACCTGGCGCGCATGAGCCTGGCGCGCGTGCTGTTCTGGCCCTACCTGTTCAAGAACTACGCCGTGCGCGACCTGGCCGAGTTCCTGGAGATCTACGGCCTGCCGCTGCGCCTGGGCAAGTACCCCGCCGGCGCGGGCGACGAAGAAAAGCTGACGCTGCTGCGCGCCGTTACCGACATCGGCCACAACGCGGCCGGCATCATTCCGCAAGGCATGGCGCTGGAGTTCGAGGCCGCGGCGGCCGGCACCGAGGTGCCCTTTGCGGCCATGTGGGACCGGCTGGACGCGGCCGAAAGCAAAGCCATCCTGGGCCAGACGCTGACGGCCAGCGAAGGCAGCCACGGCACGCAGGCACTGGGCAACGTGCACAACGACGTGCGCATGGACATCCGCGCGGCCGATGCCGAGCTGTACGAAGGCAGCTTCACGCGGCAGATCATCGGGCCGCTGTGCATGCTGAACGCGCCGGGCGTGAACATGCGCCGCCTGCCGCGCCTGGTCATCGACACCGGCGAGCCCGAAGACCTGGAGGTCTACGCCAACAACCTGCCCAAGCTGGTGAAGATGGGCATGAAGATCAGCAGGCAGTGGGCGCACGACAAGCTGAAGATTCCCGAGGCCGAAGAAGGCGCCGAACTGCTGGCCGAACCCGAACCGGTGGTGCCGCCGGGGCCGCCTGGCATGCCTGGCCAGCCGGTGAAGAAGCCCGCAGTGAAAGCCGACGCGAAGCCTGAAGACAAGGCGCGCCAGGCGCTGGCCGCGGCCCTGGTTGCGGCGCTGGCCGGCCAGGCCGCCACCGGTGCGCCGCCGCGCGACCTGGTCGATGACCTGGTGGACGAACAGGCCGCCCAGTGGCAGCCGCTGCTGGGCCCACTGGTGGAGCCGCTGCTGGCCGAGCTGGACAAAGCCGTTGCTGCAGGTGAAAGCCTGGCGGCCTTCACGGCGCGGCTGCCAGAGATCATTCCCAAGCTGGACGCCCAGCCCATCACGCAAGCGCTGGCCAGGGCGGCGTTCAATGCGCGGCTGGCAGGTGAGGCGGACGTGGACCTGTGACAGCGAACCGATGTCTTCGAAGCGCGCCATCCGCCGCCGCAGCTGCGCGGGCAAAGTTCGTCACGATTCCCCGCAGGCCGCGCTGGGCTCGCTCATGGGCCTGCATCGTCGCAAGGGCTGGCAAGGGCAAATGAACGTCTACCAGTGCCGTTTCTGTGGCGGCTATCACTTCGGACACAAGGCGCGCTGAACCATGACCGTCGCGGCCCCAGCCGGCTTCGCGCTCGGCGCTATCAAGCCCGAAGACGCCATCGCCGTCTTCCAGCAGCGCAAGCTGCTGCGGCCCAGCTTTCGCTGGCAAGAGGTCTGGCACGAAGAACACATTCGCAGCTTTGCGGTTGCGGGGGTGATGCGCATGGACATCCTGGCCGACATTCGGGGCGCGGTTGAGAAGGTGGTGGAAGAAGGCGGCGACTTGGCTGCCTTCAGCCGCGAGCTGAAAGGCACGCTCATCCGCAAGGGCTGGTGGGGCAACCTGGAGATCGCCGACCCCAACACCGGCGAGCTGCGCAAGACGCGCTTCAACGACGCGCGGCTGCGGCTGATCTTCGACGTGAACATGCGGCAAAGCCACGCGGCCGGGCGGTGGCAGCGCATCCAGCGCGGGCGCATGCCCTACATCGTGTACCGCACCATGCGTGACGAACGTGTGCGCGCCAGCCACAAGCCCTGGGACAACGTGGTGCTGCCGAAGGACCACCCCTGGTGGGACACGCACTTTCCGCCGTGTGGCTGGCGCTGCCGCTGCACCGCCTTTGCCACCGACGAACGTGGCCTGGCCAGCCTGCGCAGAACTGCGCCCGCCGATTCGCCTGTGAAGACCGAGCCGCCGGCCACCACGTGGGTGGAGTTCTTCAACAAGAGCACCGGCAAGGTGGAACGTGTGCCGCGTGGCATCGACCCCGGCTTTGCCTACAACCCGGGCAAGGCGCACCTGCCGCGCGGCATCGAGCTGCTGGAGCGCACGCTCAGCAGCGTGCGGCCCATCACCGTGCCCGGCATGACTCCAGACGCTGGCAGTGCGCTGCGCGTGGTGCGTGCCACCGTGGCCCGCACGCGCAGCGAAAAGACGTTCAAGGACTTTCTGGCCACGCCGCCCATCACCACCAAGGGTTACCCGTTGGGCATGCCTGTGGCGGCCTTGCCTTCGATGGGTGGCGAGCCGGTGATTGCCAGCGTGGCCGCGGCCGACCTGGCGGCGCAGGCCGGCGCTGCCGACTACCCGCGCCTGCTGCCCACCACCAGCGCCGGCTGGGCGATGGCGCAGGCCGTCGTCGACCAAGGCCAGCGCCTGGCGCTGCCGGGCGGTGGCCTGCTGTGGTGGTGGGCCCGCGGCAGCGGCGCGCAGCGGCGCGTGCACACGCTGGAGCTGCAGCGCGGTGAGCTGGTGTGGTGGGTGCAGCGGCTGGTGACCCTGAGCGTGGACGAAGCCGTGCAGCGCTACTCGGCGCTTCGCGCGGTGCTGTAGGGGGCAACATGGCAGACCGCTTTCAGATTGAGCTGCAGGACGCCGAGGCGCTGGCCGCGATCGACCGCGCGATCGCGCTGCTGCAGCAGCCGGGTGAGCTGTTCGCTTCCATCGGCGAACGCATCGAAGCCAATGCGCAGCTGCGCTTCGACGAGAAGGTGGACCCGACCGGTGCGGCCTGGGCGCCGCTTTCACCGACCACGCGGGCCATCTACGAAAGCGAATGGTTCATCGAACGCAACCCCGCGTTTCGCGGTGGCATACCCGGCACGCTGCTTGAGCGCACGCGCCAGCTACGCGACAGCCTGGCCTACAACGCCGGCGTTGACTACGTGGAAATCGGCACCAGCCGCCAGGTGGGCAAGAATGCCTGGCAGGTGGGCGCGCTGCACGAGTGGGGCACACGCACCATGCCGCGGCGCGGCATCCTGACGGCCAACCCCGCGGCAGGCGAGCTGGGCGCCGGTGACCAAGCCGACGTGCTGGCCATCGTGAACGACTACATCAGCCGCGCGTTCGACTGAAGCCCGGCCCACGCGCGCGCGGGCTGCGCGCAGGGTGTTTGTTGAAGTTCTTCAACTACCCGATGTGACGGTGCGCCACCACAGTGCGCATCGTCATGCGACTCCTTACCGCACTTCTTGCAGCCACCTTTGCCCTTGCGGCCGACGGATGGGTGCAGCTGTTGCCGGCGGGTGAGTTCGCTGCCCGCGACGGCCGACCCGCACCGGGCAAGAAGTGGAACCTCAGCGACGCGCAGGGCGAGGCTCTGGCCGCCGCATTCAACGCCACCGCTAAGCAAACGCCGATCGTCATCGACTACGACCACCAGACCCTGCACCTGCAGCAGCACGGGCAAAAGGCGCCCGCCGCCGGCTGGATGGAACGGGCCGAGTGGCGCAACGGCCAGGGTCTGTTCGCGCAGACCAAGTGGACGGCTGCCGCAGCACAGCACATCGAGCAGGGCGAATACCGCTTCATCAGCCCGGTGCTGATGTACGACGAAAAGACGCTTGAAGTGCGTGGCGTGGCGATGGCCGCGCTGGTGAACTACCCCGCGCTGCTGGGCATGAGTCCGGTGCTGGCGCAGCTTGCAACACAGTTTCAACAGGAGCAACCCACCATGAACCCCATCCTTGCCGCCCTGCTGGCCGGCCTGGGCCTGGCCGAAACCGCCACCCAGGCAGAAGCCACCGCCGCCCTTTCCGCGCTGCAGCTGCGCGCCGACAAGCCCGCCGCCATTCCGGCCGCGCTGGCTACGGCGCTGAAGCTGCCGGCCACCGCCAACGAAGCCGCCGCGCTGGCCGCGGTGACCGCACTCACCAGCACCGACACCGCAGGCCTGCAGGCAATGGCCGCGCTGCAGGGCCAGGTGGCCGAGCTGACCGCCAGGCTGAACGAAGACACGGTCACCAAGACCGTGGACGCCGCGATCGCGGCCTGCAAGCTGACGCCGGCGCAGCGCGACTGGGCCCTGGGCCTGGGCAAAAAGGACATGGCTGCGCTCAGCGGCTACATCGCCAGCGCGCCGGTGATGGACCTGAAGAGCCAGACGCAGGGCAAGGGCCCCGGCGAAGGCGGCCTGGTGGCCGACGCGCTGTCGGCCCAGGTGGCCAGCCAGTTCGGCCTGACCCCCGAGCAGATGGCCAAGGGCAAGCCCGCCACCGCCTGAGCCACAACCACACACCGCCTGGAGCCACACCATGACAGCTGCCACCAAGGACCGCGACACCCAAGAGGTGCCCGGCCGCTTCCGCGCCTTCCCCATTGCCGCCGCCGTGAAGTGCCATGCCGGCACCATCGCTTGCGTCGACGCCTCGGGCAACATGACCAAGGGCGCCACGGCCACCACGCTGAAGGCGGTGGGCGTGTTCCAGCAGCCCTACGACAACACGGGCGGCGCCGCCGCGGCCTTCATGGCCGAAGCGGCCATCGGCATCTTCGGCCCGTTTGCCAACAGCGCGTCTGGCGACCTGATCGCCAACAGTGACGTGGGCGCGGACTGCTTCATCGTCGATGACCAGACGGTGGCCAAGACCAACGGCAGCAGCACGCGCAGCGTGGCGGGCAAGGTCCACATGGTGGATGCCGCCGGCGTGTGGGTGCGCTTCAGCTGACCGCGCCGCCAAGCCAAACACCGCCAACACCGAACCCGCAGGAGAGAGCTTCATGCTGATCAACTCACAAAGCCTGGCCATGCTGACGCAGGCCGTGAACGCCGCCTTCATGGTGGGCATCGAGAAGAAGACCGCACCCTGGGACGTGCTGGCCATGCAGGTGCCGTCGATGACGGCGCAGAACGTGTACCCCTACCTGAAGAGCATCGGTTCGATGCGCAAGTGGGTGGGCGACCGCGTCAAGCAGAACCTGGCCAAGGGCGAGTTCATCGTGGTGAACGAGGACTACGAACACACCGAGGCCATTCCGCGCAACGCGCTGATGGATGACCAGTACGGTCTGTACCGCCCGCGCTTCGAGCAGATGGGCCGCAACGTCACCAACCTGCCCAGCAAGCTGGTGTACGGGCTGCTGAAGAGCGGCTTTGCCGCCACCGGCCCCGACGGGCAGTACTTCTTCGACACCGACCACCCGGTGGGCAAGCCCGGCGCTGAAGTGAGCGTGAGCAACTTCATGGGCGGCTCGGGCGAGGGCTGGTACATCGTGGACGCCAGCCAGGCGGTGAAGCCGCTCATCTGGCAGCCGCGCAGCGACTTCAAGCTGGTGACGATGTTCAACGAAACCGACCCCAACGTGTTCTACCAGAAGGAATACGTGTACGGGGTGGACGGCCGCTGCAACGCCGCCTTCGGCCCGTACTGGCAGCTGGCCTTTGCCAGCAAGCAGGCGCTGGACGCCGCGGCCGTGAAGGCCACGCTGACCGCGATGGCCAGCCAGAAAGACGACAGCGGTGAACCGCTGGGCGTGAAGGGCACGCACCTGGTGTGCAGCCCCACGCTGGCCGAGCAGGCGCGCGACATCTTCAGCGCGCAGCTGCTGGCCAACGGCGCCACCAACACGCTGCGCAACCGGCTGGAAGTGATCGACTCGCCGTGGCTGCTGTGACCGCGCGCGACTGACCACCCAGCCAACAGGAGCACACCACATGGCCAAAACCCCCAGCGCAGCCGGCCCCGCCACCAAGGCCCTGCGCATCACCACCAAGCGCGACGGCTTCCGCCGCGCCGGCATCGAGTTCACCGGCACGCAGACGCTGCCGCTGAGCGAGCTGACCGCCAAGCAGGCCGAGGCCATCAAGGCCGAGCCCATGCTCATCGTCGACGAAGTCGACGTGGAAGCTGCGAAGGCCTGATGCGATGGCCACCGCAGCAAGCAAACCCAAGGTGAAGTTCATTCGCGTGGACTCGCCGGCCGTCGACCAGGCCGTGGACTGTGCCGGCGCCCGCTGGGCCGGCCGCAGCGAAGTGCCGGCCAGCACCATCAGCCCCGCGCAGCTGGACCAGCTGAAGGCCCACAAGAGCCTGAAGGTGGAAGAGTTCGAGCGCGACGCCGAAGAGCCCGACGCGAAGGCCGCGGCCACCTGACCCGATACACCCCCCCCCGAGAAAAGTCCCTGGCCTGTACGGCAGGGCAGCTCTGAGGAGAAACCCCGGGCCGCGTGACGAATCGTCGCGGCCCGGGTCTTTCGCAGAGCACCGGGGGAACCGCCCAAACGCCCATGCCCTACGCCACCGTCACCGACCTGCAAGACCGCCTGGGCGAAGCCCGGCTGCAGCAGCTCACCGACCTGAGCGACCCGCCCCTGGGCATCCCGGACCACGCGGTGGCCAACAAGGCCCTGGACGACGCCACGGCCGAGATCGACGGCTACCTGGCCGGCCGCTACACCCTGCCGCTGAACCCCGTGCCGCCGGTGCTGAAGGTGCACTGCATCACCATCGCGCACTACAGGCTGTTGGGCAACGCCGCCGGCGAGGTGGAGCGCGAGGACTACAAGGCCGTCACCAAGTACCTGGACGCCGTGGGCAGCGGGCGCATTGCGCTGATGCCGCCCAAGGACGTGCCGCCCATGCTGGGCGCCGGCAGCGTGCTGTTTGCGCCGGGCAGCAAAGTCATGGGCCGCGAGGTGGCATGACATGGGCCTGCCTGCGCTGCTTGACGACTACCTGTTCGTGGGCCCGCTCATGAAGCGGCGCCTGGAACTGCAGGTGCCCGACATCCCGGTGGACGTGTGCGAAACCGCCGAGCAGATCTTGGCCGCCGACAAGCGCGCCCAGCTGCTGCAGGTGATGTACGCCGGCGACCGCTTCGTGGAGTCTGACGACGGCCGCGCCAGCCGCGCCAGCCAGGTGGTGCACCAGCGCTACCTGGTGTGCGTGGCGCTGAACCACGTGGGCCAAGAGAAGGACAGCCGCCACCTGCGCGCGGGCCCGCTCATGAGCCTGGTGCACAAGGCCCTGGCCGGATGGACGCCCGATGGTGCCGCCAGGCCGTTCGTGCGGGCCAACGCGGCGCTGCGCCCGCAAATCACACCCCAGAAGGCCATCTACCCGATGGGCTTCGAGATCTCACTGACTCTGTAGGAGGCACCACATGCCCGGCTTTTCTGGACAAGGCAAGGTTCTCATCGGCGCCCGGCAAAGCAACGGCTTGCCCGGCATCCTGCGATGGATCGGCAACGCCAGCGTCTTTCGCGTGGCGCAAAACGAAGACACCGTGGAGCGCAGCGAAAGCTACACCGGCAACCGGCTGCCCAACCGGCGCCTGACGCGCAGCCGCGGCGGCGAGATCACCATCGTCTTCGACGAGTTCTCCAAAGAGAACATGGCCATCGCGCTGCTGGGCTTGAACAGCCTGGTGGCTGCCGCCGCGGCGGTGACGAACTACGGCTTTCCGACGGGCGCGGTGGTGGGCGACTCGCTCATCATGCCGGCCAAGAACGTGACGGCTGTCACTGTGGTGGACAGCACCGGTTCTCCCAAGACGCTGACGCTTGGCACCAACTACGAGCTGGACGCCTTTGCCGGCCGCATCGACCTGCTTGACCTGACCGTCGGCGCGCCATTCGTGCAGCCGTTCAAGGCCAACTTCACGCCCGGTGTGCACAACGTGCAGGGTGCCTTCAAGCTGCTGAGCACCGAGCTGTACATCCGCATGGACGGCGTCAACACCGACGACAACAGCCGCGTGGTCTGCGATGTGTTCCGCACCCGGCTTTCGCCCAGCCGGCAGATGGACCTGATCAACGACGACTTCAACGACTTCGAGGTGGCCGGTTCGGTGCTGGCAGACCTGACGCGCAGCGCAGCCAGCGCCGGCGGCCAGTTCTACAGCCTGACCACGCCCTGACAGAGCGCGCACCCATGAAGCACGAAGTGCCGGCGTTCATCACGCCGCTGTCGATCACCTTCCCGATGGACGGCCGAGACGTGACCGTCAGCGCCGCCAACGTGGCCACTCTGGCGGCCATGATGGACGCCGTGGCGCCTGTGCTGGAAGAACTGGTGCTGCTGCCGGGCGACATGCTGGCCAGGCTGACCGGCGACACAGGCCCCACCCAGGCCGACCTGGTGGACCTGCTGCAGCTGGTGCAGCGCAACGCCGGCGCGCAGGCCGCCATCGAGCTGGTGGCGCTGGGCGTGGGCATGCCGGTGGCAGATGCTGGGCAGCTGCTGCCCGACCGCTTTGCCTACCTGTTTGCCCTGGTGCTGCAGGTGAACGCCGATTTTTTCGGCCGCGCGCTGCCGGTGCTGGCCGCCGCCGCAGCAAAGCTGCAGGCGCTGGCGCCGGCGCCCGGCGCGACCACCAGCACGACATCTGGGCCCGCCTCTTCGGCGAGCTAGTCGCCGCTGGCCACCGGCACAGCGACGCGATGGGCTACACCTGGAGCCAGTTCACCGCGTACCTGCGCCTGGCGCGCGCCGATCGCGCTCGCCGCCGCGTTGAGCACCTGGTGGACACCAGCAACGCCTTTGCCGGTGGTGAAGGTGCGAAGAAGGCGGTTCGCTCACTGAGCGAACAGGCTGACGCAGAAGGCTGACGGCCGTGGCCAACAAGGGCAACACGATCGAAGCCAAGCTGCGCATTGCAGCCGAGGTGGCCGATGCCATCACCGCGCTGCAGAACGTGCGCAAGGAACTGGCCGACACCAGCAAGGCAGCCAGCACTGCCGGCAAGGGCAATTCAGGCAAGGGCGCCGGCGCAGCCGCCGCTGCCGAGACCGACCAGGTGGTGGCCCAGGTCAAGAAGCGCACCCAGGCCGAGAGCCAGGCCGCCGCGGCCAAGAAGCAGCAGGACAAGGAAGAGGCCAACCGCCAGCGCGAGCTGGCCAAAGAGCGCAAGCGCGTGGCCGACGAAGAAGAGCGTGCCCGCAAAAAGAAGCAGGCCGCAGATGACCGCCAGCGCCAGCTGGACGAAGCCGCCCGCCGCCGCACCGAGCGCCAGGCCGTCTACAACAAGGCCGCGCTGGCGCCGCAGCTGAACGACATCTTCGTGGGCCTGACCACCGGGCAAAGCCCGCTCACGGTGGCGCTGCAGCAGGGGCCGCAGATCACGCAGATCTACGGCGGCATTGCCAACACCTTCAGGGCCGTAACTGCGGCACTCACGCCCATGCGTTTGGCGCTGCTGGGCGGTGCCGCCGCGCTGGGCGTGCTGGTGCTGCAGGCCAAGGCTGGCTATGAACAGACAGACCAGCTGAACAAGCAGCTGGCGCTCAGCGGCAACATCGTCGGCACCAGCCTGGCGCAGATCGACGGCCTGGCGCGGCGCATTTCCAGCGAAACGGGCACCAGCATCGGCTTCGTGCGTGACGTGCTTGCCGAGGTGGTGGCGCTGGGTGGCCAGACCAGCACCACGCTGGCCAGCACGGGGCGCGCCGCGGTGGCGCTGAGCAAGCTGACGGGTCTGAGCGCCGAAGAGGCGGTGAAGACCTTTGCCGACCAGGCCGACAGCGTGACGGCCTTTGCGACCAAGTCCAACAAGGCCTACAACTTCCTGACCGCCGGCCAGGTGGCCTACATCCGCAGCCTGGAACAGCAGGGCCGCACAGCGGAGGCCATCAAGTTCACCAACGAACAGCTGGCCGGCACGCTTGAGCAGCGCGCGGTGCCCGTGATCGGCGTGCTGGAACGCGCCTGGCGCGGCGTGGGCAATGAAGTGTCCCGGGTGCTGGACGGCCTGCGTTCCATCGGCCGCGACAACACGGCCGAACAGCAGCTGAAGGTGCTGGAGGACCGAGCGAACGGTGGGGCCAACGGCCAGAGCATCTTTGCCAACCTGGGCGAGGCGCTGAAGTTCGGCGTGTTGGGCGGTGGCGCTACCGAGGCCAGCCGCGAGTACTTGGAACAGCTGAAGGCTCGCAACCAGGCCGAGCTGGAGGCCTTCCGCTCGCAAATGAATTCAGACCAGCTGCGAGCCGCTGAACGGCGTGCCGAGCAGTCGGCTCAGAACGAGCAGATCAAGCGCGAAGCCAAGGAATTCCAGCAGATCGTTGCCAGCCAGCGCGCCGCCGGTGCGCAGCAGGCCCTTGCCCAGCGTGAAGCCGAGCTGGACGCCGAGAAGGCGCTGATCGACCGCGCCAACGCGCAAGAGCTGCTGTCGGCCAGCGACCATGCGCTGAAGCTCAACGCCATCGAGCAGCGCCGCGCCCAGGCGCAGCTGCAGCTGGCCCAGCGACTGGTGCAGATTGAGGCCGGCCGCACCCCGTCGCTTGAGAACCGAACCGAGGTGGAGTCGCAAAAGGCTCAGCTGACCCAGCTGCAGACCCAGGTGGTGGCTTCGCGCGCCAGGGTGGCGGCGGCCGTCGCCGAAGGCCAGCGTCTGATCGACGCCGAGATCTCGCGCCTGGACGAAGCCCTGCGCCGCAGCCAGGCCGAGAACCTGCGCCTGTCGGCCGACCGTTCGCGCGACCCGGCAGAACGCACCCGACTGGAAGCCGAAGCGGCCACGGCCGAGGCGCGCCGCCAGTTCGAGCTGATTCAGCGCGACATCAGCAGCCGGCAGCGCACCGCCGCCGGCCTGGCCGGGAGCGAAGGTGTCCAGCAACGGCTGCAGCAGCAGCTGGACGAAGCGCGCAAGACGCTGGACGAACTGACGCGCCGCGCCCAGCTGGATTCAGTGGCCGGCCAGATTTCGGAAGCGCAGCAGGCCCTGGCCACGCAGGAGCGCGCGATTGACCTGCAGGTGGAGCAAGGCGCCACCACCACCGAAGAAGCCGAACAGCGCAAGTTCGAGGCCCGGGAAAAGGCCTTGCCCCAGCTGCGCCAGCTGCTGGTGCTGCAGCAGGCCCTGGCACAGACGCCGGGCGAGAAGAACGCGATCGCGCAGCTCATCCAGCAGCTGGACCAGCTGCAGGACAAGAGCACCGAGGTAAGCCGCACGGTGCGCAGCTCTTTCAGCCAGGGCTTCGGCGAACTGTTCCGCAACGTGCTCAGCGGCAGCAAGGAAGCCGGCGAGGGCTTCAAGGACTTCGTGCGCGGCATAGCGCAGCAGATGTTGAGCCTGATCACCGCGCGCTGGGGTGAGAAGCTGGCCAACAGCCTGTTCGGCCCCAACGCCGGCACCAACGGCGCCAGCGCCAACGGTGGCCAGGGCTTCAATTGGGGCGCCTTCCTGCAGAGCATCTTCGCCAGCGTCAACCACACGGGTGGTGTCATCGGCGCCGCAGGCAGCACCATGCGCGCCGTCAGCCCGCTGGTGTTTGCCGGCGCACAGGTGCTGCACAGCGGCGGCCTGGTCACCGAGGGTCAGCGCAGCCTGGGCCTGCGGCCCAACGAAGCTGCGGTGATTGCCGAGGTGGGCGAAGAGATGCTCACCGAAGACAACCCGCGCCACATCAAGAACTTCAGGGGTGGCAACGGCGTGGTGGTGCAAAGCAGCATCACCGTGAACGGCGCAAGCGGCACCGAACAACAGCAGCTGGCCGAGGCCGAGCGGCTGCAGCAGATGATGCGCGCCACGGTGGAACAGTGGGCGGGCGAACAGCGCCGGCAGGGCGGCATCTTGGCGGGGGTGCGCCGTGGCTGACTGGGTGTGGACCGAAAGCGCTGGCTCGGCGCTGGAAGAAGAGCCCCGCATCAAGAGCGTGCGCTTGGGCGACGGCTACGAACAGCGGTCACCCGACGGCATCAACTTCATGCTGGAGGTGTGGAACCTGGTGTTCGACGGCGTGGACAACGCCGAGGGCGACCTGATGATCGCCTTCCTGCGCACGCACCAGGGCCACCTGCCCTTCAGCTACGTGCCCATGCGCAGCACCACGGCCAAGCGCTACATCTGCCGGGCCTGGAGCCGCACCACCACCGTGCCAGGCGAGTGCAGCATTCGCGCCCGCTTCGAGCAGGTTGCCGAGCCGTGAAGGCCAGCACATGACCATCGCGCAAGAGCTGCAGTCGCTGACACCCAGCGCCCGCCTGGTGCTGTTTGTGGTGGACGGCACGGCCATCGGCATGCCCACCGTGCTGCGCTTCCACAACGGCACCAACGCGCTGAGCCAGGCGGTGGTGTGGCAGGGGCAGACCTATCAGTACATCCCGGTGGAAGCGCGTGGCTTCGAGCTGCGCGGCGACGGCCCGCGACCGCGGCCGTCGCTGGCGGTGGGCGATGTGGACGGTGTGCTGGCCGCGCAGCTGCGGCTGTACGGCGACCTGTCGGGCGCCAAGCTCATCCGCAAGCAGACCCATGCCCGCTACCTGGACGCGGTGAACTTTCCCTTCGGCGTGAACCCCGAGGCCGACCCCACGGCCGCGCACGTCGACGAACTGTGGATCTTCGACCGCGTGAAAAGCCGCGACGGCTGGCACGTGCAGTGGGAACTGGTGAGCCCGCTGGACCTGGAGGACGTGATGCTGCCGGCGCGCCAGGTGAGCAACAGCATTTGCGGCAGCGTGTACCGCAGCAGCGAATGCGGCTACACGGGCGGCCCGGTGGCCCAGGTGGACGACACCGCCACCAGCAACCCGCTGCTTGACGACTGCAGCCGCCGCGTGAGCGGCTGCAAGCTGCGGTTCGGCGCCACCGCCGAGCTGCCCATCGACTTCTTTCCGGGGGCCGGTTTGATCCGCGCGCTGTGACCATGATCGAACTGCTGAACGATGAACTGCGCCAGGCCATGCTGGACCACGCCGCGGCCGAGCAGCCGCGGGAGTGCTGCGGCCTGCTGTTGCGCGACGCCGAAGACGGCACGCTGCGCTACCTGACGGCGCGCAACACCGAGCCCGGTACCGGCGGGCAAGACCGCTTCCGCCTGCACCCTGACGACTACGCCGCGGCCGAGGACGCCGGCGAAGTGCTTGCCGTGGTGCACAGCCACCCTAACGCCAGCGCCAACCCCAGCATGGCCGACCGCGTGGGCTGCGAAAAGAGCGGCCTGCCCTGGGTGGTGATTGGCTGGCCCAGCGGCGTGATGAAAGAGATCTCGCCCGAAGGCTGGCAGGCGCCGTACATCGGCCGCGAGTTCGTGCACGGCGTGCTGGACTGCTACACCCTGGTGCAGGACTGGTACCGCCGCGAGCTGCAGCTGGAACTGCCCGACTTCGAGCGCGAAGACGACTGGTGGCTGAAGGGGCAAGACCTGTACATGCAGGGCTTCGAACAGGCCGGCTTTGTGCGCGTGGCGGGCCAGCCCCAGCGGCACGACGTGGTGGCCATGCAGGTGAAGGCCAATGTGGCCAACCACGGCGCCATCTACCTGGGCGAAGACAAGCTGCTGCACCACCTGTGGGGCCGCCTGAGCTGCGAAGACGTGTACGGCGGCTACTGGCACCGGCACACCGTGGCGCTGCTGCGCCACCGGAGCCTGGCGTGAGCACGGCTGCACTGCCGGCGCAGCCGGTGCTGCGCGAGGTGCGGCTGTACGGCCAGCTGGGCCGGCGGTTCGGCCGCGTGTTCCGCCTGGCGGTGGCCACCCCCAGCGAAGCCGTGCATGCGCTGAAAGCGCAGCTGCAGGGCTTTGAGCGCGCCTTCCTGGGCGCCGATGGCCAGCAGGCGTATCACGTGTACGTGGGCCGCGGCGAACGCCGCCGCACCATCGGTGAAGACGAAGCCGCGGCACCGGTGGGCAACGCCGAGGTGATCCGCTTCGTGCCAGCGATCGCAGGCGCCAAGCGGGCCGGCGCGGTGCAGACCGTGCTGGGCTATGTGCTGTACGTGGCGGGCGTGGTGCTGACGGCCTACGGCTACGGGGCCATCGGTGTGCCGCTGCAGCAGATGGGCTACGCCATGATGCTGGGCGGCGTGATCCAGCTGCTGAGCCCTCAGCGCCAGGGCAAGCAGGACCGTACCGAGAACCTGCCCAGCTACGCCTTCGACGGCCCGGTGAACAACACCGAACAGGGCGGCCCGGTGCCTTTGCGCTACGGCCGCGTCATCTGCGGCAGCACGGTCGTGAGCCAGGGCTTGAGCACCACCGAGATCTACGTGCCGCCGCCGCCGCCCCTGCCCGAACCTGAGCTGCCGCCCTACGAAAGCGGCGGGCCGGGCGACGACGGTGGCACCGGCGGCGACGGCGGGCCCGGCGGATGAAGCTGCGCGAGCCCCTTCGTGACCCCATTCGCGGCGCCGGCGGCAAGGGCGGCGGCGGTGGTGGCCAGGAGCTGCCCGACAGCATCCGCAGCACGCAGATGGCCGACGTGCTGGACTTGCTGGGCGAAGGCGAGATCGAGGGCCTGACCTTCGGCCTGCGCAGCGCCTACCTGGACGGCGTGCCGCTGCAGAACGCCGACGGCAGCTTCAATTTTGAGAATGTGCAGGTGCAGGTGACGGCCGGCACGCAGGGCCAGGCCGCCATTGCGGGCGCCGACGGTGTGCTGAACGAAGTGGGCGTGCAGGTGGCTGTGGTGGCTGCCACGGCCGTGGTGCGCACCATCAGCAACGCAGCGGTGGACACCGCGCGGGTGACCATCGAGGTGCCGCAGCTGACGCGGCAAGACGCCGGCAGCGGCGACCTGGTGGGCAGCAGCTTTGAGTGGGCCGTGGACGTGCAAAGCGCCGGCGGCGGCTTTGTGCAGGTGTTCACCGACGTGGTGGAAGGCAAGACCACCAGCCGCTACACCAGAAGCAAAGAGTTTGCGCTTGCAGGAAGTGCGCCGTGGGACATCCGCGTGCGCCGCGTCACGCCCGACAGCACGAGCCAGCTGGAGGTGAACGCCTTCCGCTGGGGCAGCTATACCGAGGTGCAGAGTCTGAAGCTGCGCTACCCCAACAGCGCCCTGGTGCGCCTGCGGGTCGGTGCGCAGCAGTTCAGCCGCATCCCCACCCGGGCCTACGACCTGATGGGCCTGCGCGTGCGCGTGCCCACGAACTACAACACGCGCACCAAGGCCTACACCGGCGTGTGGGACGGCACCTTCAAGGTGGACTGGACCGACTGCCCGGCGTGGATCTACTACGACGTGGTGACCAGCAACCGCTACGGCCTGGGCCGCTACTTCGACACCGGGCCCAACCTGAAGTGGCTGATGTACAGCATCGGCCGCTACAGCGACGTGATGGTGCCCGACGGCCGCGGCGGCACCGAGCCCCGCTTCCGCTGCGGGTTGAACCTGGAAACGCGCGAGCAGGCCTACAAGGTGCTCAGCGACCTGGCGGCCATCTTCCGGGGCATGGCGTACTGGGCGGGTTCTGAACTGCGCGTGATGCAGGACGCACCCAGCGACCCGGTGCACATCTTCACCAATGCCAACGTCGAAGGCGGCAAGTTCACCTACACCGGCGCCAGCTTCAACAAGCGGCCCAGCCAGGTGGTGGTTTGGTTCAACGACCTGCAGGACTTTGGCCGCCTGGTGCCCGAGGTGGTGGTGGACCGTGAGCTGCAGAAACAGCGCGGCATTCGCAGCCAGACGCTCAGCCCGCTGGGCGTGTGGAGCCGTGGCCAGGCGCACCGCATCGGCAAGTGGGTGCTGAACAGCGAAAGGCTGGAAGGCGCGGGCGTGAGCTTCGGCGTGGGCCTGGACGGCAAGCAGGTCGCGCCTGGCCAGACCTTCCTGATTGCCGATTCGAACGAGGCCGGCGAGCGCCTGGGTGGGCGCGTGCGCAGCGCCACCAGCAGCGGTGTGACGCTCGACAGCCTGGTCAGCATTGCCGCCGGTGAAAGCTACCAGCTGAGCGTGATGCTGCCCGACCCGGCCGACAACACGCGCCTGGTGGTGCAGAAGCGGCCGGTGTCCAACACCCCTGGCCAGCACCAGATCATCAACGTGTTCCCGGCCTTCAGCCAGGCCCCAGCGCCGCACACCGTGTGGCTGCTGCAAAGCGACGCCATCGAACCCACCATGTGGCGTTGCCTGGGCGCGGCCGAAAAGGACGGCGCGCCGGGCTACGACTTCGTGGCCGTGCGGCACTACCCGCAGAAATACGACCTCATCGAGCAAGGCATCGAGTTCGATCCGCCGCCGGTGAGCCGGATCCGCCGTACGCCGCTGACGCCGCACAGCCTGGTGTTCACCGAAACGGTCTACGCGCTTGGCCTTGAGCGCCGCAGCAAGGTCACGCTGAGCTGGCCCGAGCCCGAGCCCGGCCTGAGCTTCCTGGTGGCCTGGCGCATCGCCGGCGGGCCCTGGACCGACATGCCGGCCACGAGTGAGAACTGTGTCGACATCGACGCGCTGCCGCCTGGCCTGCTGGAGGCCAGCGTCAAGAGCCGCAACGCCATCGGCCTGGTGTCTTCACCCAAGGTGGACAGCTTCACGGTCGTGGGCAACCAGGTGCAGGTGGGGTCCAACCTGATCGACCCGAGCTGGTGGCGGCCTGGCGCTGCTATGGAGTGGGTGGTGCGCAACACCAGCGCCAGCACCAGCGCCATCGTGTGGGGTGCTGGTCCACGGGGTGGTCAAGAGGCACTTTGGCTGGGAACGGTGACGGTGCCGCCAACTTCAGCCGGGTGGGATACAGGCAACCCAACCGTGTCCAGCTTTCTGAAGAACGAGGCACGTGTCGACCCCACGAAGACCTATCGCTTCTCGTTCCCGGCCAAGGGCCTGACAGGCACGCCCTATGCGAGTTTTGGGCCGCAATACCAGGACGCCACCCTCCCGACATGGCAGCGGGTGTGCCCGCTGAACAGCGGCGTGCCGGCGGTGGACCCGCGCTTCTTCAACGGCATCCTGCCCCAGAACGACCGCTGGTATCTGGTAGTGGCCTACGTGTTCCCTGCTGGGTCCACAGGCGTGCCTAGTGGCGCCGGTGGCGTGTTCGACATGGAGACTGGGGAGCGTGTGGCCGCAACCACCAGCTTCTGCTGGATGGCCAACGCGACCCGGGTTCGAACGCGCAGCCTGCACTTCGACGTGATCGCCGGATCCAGCATGGTGTTCGGCCGGCCAGCAGTGGAGCTGGCCGACGGCACCGACGGCGCCTGGAGTGCGGGCCCTGCGGGCCGCGACGGCGCCAGCAGCATCACGCTTGTGCCCAGCGGCGGCTGCACCACGCCGGGCCCGGACCGCATCCTGAAGGCCAGCGGCGTGACGGCTTGGGATAGCGACTGCCGCAGCCTGGAGAGCTTTGTTGGCGGGGCCTGGGTCAGCTGGCAGTGCGAGCGCAACGACCGCCAGCTGATGATGGGCCTGAACACCGACCCGGCCAGCGCTGCCGACTACCAGAGCATCGACTTCGCGTGGTTCTGTTCGGTGGGCATTGCCAGCATCTACGAGAGCGGCAACTTCGTGGCAACCTTCGGTGCGTACACCACCGCAACGGTCTTCATGGTGCAGTACGACGGCCGGCACGTGCGCTACCTGGTCAACGGCGTGGTGGTGCGCCAGGTGGCTGCAGCCGCTGGCCAGCGGCTGTACCTGGACTCTTCCTTCGCCGATGTGGGAGCCGAGGCCAAGAACGTGCGCTTCGGGCCGATGGGCGGTGCAGGCGCTGATGGTGCGCCGGGCACCAACGCGCAACTGCTGACGCTGCTTTCAACCGCGCAGGCCTTCACTTTCGACAGCGCAGGCGCCGCGGCGCCCAGCAGCCAGACCATCACGCTGACGGCGCTGCTGGCCAACATCGCGGGCACCGCCACGTTCACCGCCACCGGTTTCAACGCGGCCGGCGTGTCCCTGGGGGCCCTGACGCTGGGCGGCACGGGCAACAGCCGCACGCTGGCCCTGGCCGCCTTCGGTGCGGCAGCACGGGCGGTGGTGACGGCCACGTCGGGCAGCTTCAGCGACCAGGTGACCATCGTTCGCCTGCGCGACGGGGCTGCAGGTTCGAACGGCCAGAACGCCGTGACGGGCTACCTGACCAACGAAGCACACACCGTGTCGACGGCAGCCGACGGCAGCGGCGGCAGCTTTGGCAGCGCCGGCGGCGACTTCAAGGTTTTCAACGGGCTGAGCGAGGTGACCACAGGGGTGACCTTCAGTGTGGTGGCGGGGTCCGTGACCGGCATCACCGGCCTGGCCATCGACGGCAACGGCATCTACAGCCTGGGCGGCATGACGGCCGACGTGGGCACCGCCACGCTGCGGGCCGTGTTCGGCGCCGTGACGCTGGACAAGGTCTACACCATCAGCCGCAGCCGCCAGGGGGTGCAGGGCAACCCTGGATTGAACGCGCAGCTGCTGGCGCTGCTGACCAGTGCGCAGGCCTTCACGTTCAATGGCGCGGGAGTGGCGACGCCTGGTGGCCAGGTGGTGACGCTGACTGCGCTGCTGTCCAACCTGGCCGGCACGGCCAGCTTCTCGGCGATCGGCTATGACGCGAGTGGCACTTCGCTGGGTGCGCTGACTCTGGGCGGCAGTGGCAACAGCCGCACGCTGAGCGCGGCGAACTTCGGCGCTTCAGCTCGGGCTGTGGTGCAGGCCACGCTGGGCAGCTTCAGCGACCAGGTGACCATCGTTCGGCTGCGCGACGGTGGCGCCGGCTTGGACGGCCAGAACAGCGTGACGGGCTACCTGACCAACGAATCGCACGCGGTGGCCGTGGCGGCCGACGGCACCGGCGGGAACTACAGCAGCGCCGGCGGTGACTTCAAGGTGTTCAACGGCCTGGTGGAACTGAACGCCGGCGTGGCTTTCAGTGTGGTGGCGGGTTCGGTGAGCGGCATCACCGGCCTGTCGATCGACGCGGGCACCGGCATCTACAGCCTGACCGGCATGACTGCAGACACGGGCACCGCCACGCTGCGGGCGGTGTTCGGCTCGGTGACCATCGACAAGGTCTACAGCATCAGCCGCAGCAAGGCGGGGGGCGGCGTGTTCACCTGGGTGGTGAGCGGCGGCGCGCAGGGCGACGGCACCACGCTGCGCCGTGTGGCCGGCACCGGTGCCTGGGACGCACATGGCTACAGCGCCGAGAGCTATGTGAATGGCGCCTATGCATCGGCCCGCGCGGGGCGCACCGATGGGTCGCTGATGTTCGGCCTGAACAGCGACCCTGGCACTGACGCCAGCTACACCAGCTTGGACTACGCCTGGTACTTCAGGAGCGACGGACTGCTGGAGATATGGGAGAGCGCCGCGCCCGTTGGCAGCTATGGTTCTTACACCACGGCCACCGTGCTCTCAGTGGTCTACGACGGCAAGCGAATCACCTACCTGAAGGACGGCACCGTGATGCGGGCGTTGCCTGTGGCGAATGGTCTGCGGCTGCACCTTGACACGTCTCTGTTCGAGCTGAACACCGAGCTGAACGGGGTGGTTTTTGGCCCGTCGGGCGCCCGTGGCGATGATGGCTTGCCCGCCAACAAGCTGGTGCGCGCCTACATCCGATCGGCCACGCTGCCCAGCACGCCAACGGGGAACGGCATACCCAGCGGCTGGGCGGCAGCGCCGCCGGCGGCCAACGGGCTGCCGCTGTACATGACCGAGAGCACCCAGACCCCTGCAGACGTGCTGGTGGGCAGCTGGAGCGCCCCCGTCAAAGCCGACGCCACGGCCGCGCCTGGGCCCGTTGCCCAGGTGGGCACGATCGCCGTGGTTGCCACGTCAGGAAGCTCCACCGCCCTGGCTTCACTGGCCTTCAAGAGCAACGGCACCATCACCGGCGTGCGCAACAGCGGCAGCCCCGTCGTGCAAGGCCACTACTACTTCCCCACCACCGTGGGCATCGGAACTGGCCTGTACGTGAACGTGGTGCGGGAGAGCGGCAACACGCTGGACGGTGCCAGCTCGGCCCTGAACACCTGGCTTGAACTGACCAGCGACCGCACCTACCAGCTGTCTCGATCGAGCCCCGCCATTGCCCGCACGGTGCTGTCGTTCCTGATCGCTTCAGACTCCGCCGGCGTCAACATCGTGGGCGCCGGCAACCTGACGCTGGACGTGGTGCGCGAATGAGCCTGGCCACACGGAAGTACTTCGCGCTGCGCGACATCGACGACGCCGCCGGCGAAGCGCGGCTGCGCTACATCACCGACGTGCCTGGCCAGCAGGCCGTGTACCTGGTGAAGCTGCAAGAAGCCCAGGCCTACCTGGCGGCCCACACGGCCGACCCGACGACGGCCGTGGCCGGGCCGCACATCGCAGCCCAGGCCACGCGCACCGGCAAGAGCGCGCTGGTGGTGGCTCAGGACGTGGTGGACACCGGCGGGCTGTGGCTGGGCACCATGAGCCCGCTGATCGAAGCCGAGCGCATGGCGGGCAAGGAAGCCGTGACCGACGCTGAAACCGCAGAGCAGATGGAATCTGCCCTGGCTGCGGCCATGTCTGCGCTGCAGGCGCTGTAGCAGCGCCCAAAAAACCCTTGGGGGGTCAGCCCGCGGGCTGCAGGGCAGCCCAGGATGCCCGCACGTCGAGCGTGTCGACCAGGCCCTGGTCGATGCGCCACAGATTGAAGGCGCGGGCGTCGAATGCCACCAGGTGCACAGGCTCGGCCTGTGGGTCAGCCAGGCAGCTGGCGAGCGCGCTTTGTGCAGGACGCCAGAGCACGGGCGCGAGTGGCCAATCGTCGACCTCGGCATACCAGGTGAGCACCAGCGGTTTGCGTTGGCCAGCGGATGCACGAAGCTGGGCCAGCTGGTCCGCCAGCGCTTCGATGGCGCTGGCCCGGTACTGCACGGCCTGGCGAACCGTGGCGGCGATGTTGGCCGGCACCCGCACCTTGCCCGCTTCCCAGCGGTTCCAGGTGCGCTCTTCCACGCCGGCGGGCCGCTGGTCGTCGACGGCCAGGTAACGCGCGGCCTCGGCCACGCTGAAGAAGAGCAGGCGGCGCAGGGCCTGCAGTTCGGGGGCGTTCATGGTTTTCTCCTGCTGGTGCCGGCAGCGCCTGGGCCAAAAAACCCTTGGGGGGGGTGCCTGGTGATGGCGCGGGGGCATGGTAGCGCCCGCGCCGCGTGGCCAGGCCAGACCCAGCTATGCCGAGCGCTGCCCCAGCATGTCGGCCAGCGCCCAGCCGTCGTGCGCCAGGCGAAACAGCGGCACGCGGTCGCGCGGGCGATGCGTGCACACCACCAGCCAGTGACCCTGCGGGTGCAGCAGGTTCAAGCCGCACCACCAGCCAGGGCCGGCCTTCATGGCGGGCCGCTGGTGCATGCCCAGTCCACGCCATCGCGCGCGGTGGCCACCCAGCGCGGCACGACAGGTTCACCCGTGTGCGGGTCGATGAGCAGGTGCACGGCCTCGGGGGGCTTGCAGGGCGGGTGAATGGGCGCCTGGCTGCATGCCGCCAGGGCGAACAAAAGCAAGGCCGCGACGAACGCGGCAGAGGTTCTGGCCATGTGGTGGCCTCCCTTCAGGGTGGCCGGCGGCCCCATGCCGCCGGCGATGCGCAAGCGCACCCCATAGGGCCCAGGCCTGGGCCCTAGACGGCTGCGCTCAGGCGGCGATGCCGGCCAGCTGGGCCACGTCGTGGGGGGTTTCCACGGTCCACCGAGCTTCACTGCGGCCGGGCAGTGACTTGCACAGTGCGGCCATCAGCTGGCTGCAATGGCCGCAGGCGTCGCTGTCGGCCCAGCCGGGCGCGTCTTCGCTGTTGTAGAGGTACGAGGCCAGCAGTTCGTAGACCTGACCAGGCCGCAGCGATGCCGCAGAGGCCAGCAGCTCTGGCCGGAAAGCGCTGGTGTCGACGGCTTCACCGTATCGCGCCGTGTAGGCCTGTGCATTGACCTGGTGCAGCTCTCGGGCGATGCGCTCACGGTCAGTGCCGAACTTGACCCAGTGGCCAGCCACGTGGGCGGCCTGGTTTGGCGCGCGCAAGGCGGCCCAGCTGGTCAGCGCGTTGATTTGCGCGGCAGAAATGAGCATGACGGACATGAAAGGCCCCTTGAGGGTGGCCCCTGGCCCAGTGCCGGGGGCGATGCTGACGGCATCCCATAGGGCCCACGCGGGCCCTAGACGGATGCCGTCAGTGTGCTGCCTTCAGCTTGCGCATTTCCTCGGCCAGGGTCCACAGGGCGCGGTTCAGCTTCACGTCCTGGTCAATGCCGGTCACCGCGCGGGTGGCCTGCCGGCCGCCGTTCGCGTTGCGGCCACGCAGGCCGCCACGGACCACGTTCTCCTGCACGCGGTTGAAGGTGGTCCACAGGTCGGGCGCCTGGTCATCCAACCGCCGCGGGCGGTTCACCTGCTCGGGTGTCACGGGCAGGCCGGCACCCTCGGCCGGTTCGAAACGCAGCAGCGCCGCAGCGTGGGCAAATGCGCGCTGTTCGCCCTGGTTCAGGGTCAGGGCGCGCATGTCGTCGCGCGACTCGATGACGCGGGTCAAGCCGTCCAGCACTTCGAAGGCGCCCTCAATGACCCGGTCTTGAATCTTGCCGCTGTGCTGCACCTTGATGGTCTGGCACACGCCATCGGGCACCACCAGGCCGTTATTGCAGGCCAGCCGGTACATGCCGCCCATCATCTGGTAGCTGCTGCTGCCGTCGTGGCTGTTCACCAGCACGATCTCGGGGGCTGAGTCACCCACGGCGCGCATCTGCAGCGACCGGTGGCGCAGGCGCAGCATGTGCTTGGTGTGGTCGCGGCGGTCTTCGTGGCGAGTGCGGGCCTGGGTGGCCGAGTACACCTCGAAGCCTTCACGGGCCAGGCCCTGCAGGATGTCGACCGTGGGGATGTAGGCATAGCGCTGGCTGCGGCTGTCGTGTGCGGCCTCAGCGAACACCGACGGCGCCAGCTTGCGCAGCTGGTCGACGCTCAGGGGCAGCTGTTGACGGCGCAGGGCTGCGCCAATGGTGAAGTCGTGTGCATTGGTGGAAACGAACATGGTGAAGCTCCTTGGGAGTCCGCCCGGCCCAGCGCCAGACGGTGCACCGATGATGGATGCGTTTTGCATCCCTGTCAAATTGTTTTTGTGTCGGGCAAACCCGAGGGGCTGCGCTTTATCTCACTTGCGCGGTGCGAATTTCGCGCGCGGCATCAGTCAGGCCGTGCTGGCGGGTGTGAACTCTTCCGCGAGGCCGCCCACCAGGCTGGCGCGCCCCACCAGCAGCGGGTCGACCGTGCCGATGACCGC